CAAAGAAATTAACAAAAATTAAGGATACGGTAGAAGATTAATGCCTACATTTGCGTTATAAAATTCAAATTACATGAATGAAAAAACACTTGAACAAACAGCAGTAGAGTGGTTATTTGAGAAATTGTGGGAAACACCTAAAGATAAGTTTAATTGGTATTTAATATTTGGACAAGCCAAACAGATGGAAAAGGAGCAGATAATTGATGCTTATGATAAAGGCGAGTTTAATCAAGGGTGTAATGAAGATGCAGAAAATTACTACAACGAAACCTTTAAATCAGAATGAGATGACAATAGAATACCCATACACAACTACTAACACTTTTGATAAATTAGTTGCTTACGACAGAGGCATGATGGCGGCAACTATCCTATCAGCAATGATAACTCAAGGCTACGCAACCGACACCATACACGAGGAAGCCGTGAAGCACACAGATAAATTAATTGATAGGTTAAATCAGACACTATGAAGAAAATCAAATTAAAAGTTGGTGATGTATTGTTGGCAAAAGACGAGTGCGTGATGACCTCTGACTTTAAACCATCTTTAACTATCGGCAAATATTATACCGTAAAGTCTAGCGTTGGTGGGGAGTTTATGGTTATTGATGACCAAAAATGTCAACATTTTTTTGATACATCAAATTTAGATGAGTATTTTTATATCCCAAATAAACTTGTTGCGCCTAGTGCTAACGCCAAACCGATTGTACTTGACGAGTTGGGGCAGACCGAAGCTAGTGTACTAGATGCCCCAAAATGGGGAGAGTTAGTTGAAGCACCAAAAGAAAAAAAATCTTCAACAAACTCTAAGGTAATCAAAACACTCAAAGCGGAGAACGAAGTTTTAAAGTCGGACATATTCCACCTAGAAGAAACCATTAGGCTACAAGAAGAAACAATCAAAACATTGACGCAGATGGCGACACCCGCCCCGAAAAAGGAGCAATCAATATTCTTTGACTTACTTGAACACTTAAACATAGTAAAGAAATGAAACCACACAAATACGAATTTACAACTTACAACGGGCGCATAAAGGTTTATGTGGACGGATATGTGATGTTCTGCTTCAATCAAATAGACTTTAAGGGATACTATGCGTACAAAGACGATGTGAACTTATACGGACTAGACATCTACCTAATGAACGAGAAGGGAGGAGCGACCACAATGGAGGTTTATTTCAAAACCAAAGAAAATTGGTTAGGCGTATTAAAACTTCTAGACCAAAATATGTAACTATGAAAACAGCTAAAGAATGGGCGGAGTATCTGCCATTGGACATTAAACTATGTTTTATTGAGGAGTGCGAGAGGCAAGGGATAAACACTAACGTGAAAATAAAAAACCTTAGTAGTGCTATATTGTGGTTAAATTGGAGTGACGCAGAATTGGGTGGCGAGTTTTGGGAGTTTGTTTGGGAGTTAGCTTGTGATTATAAAGGTCGTGAAGCCGAAATCCTAACCGACCTTGAATGGATAGATGATGGAAAGGTTGCGCCAAAAAAGAAAAAGAAATCTAAAGAAGACAAGATTGAACTAGCAGTAATGTTCTTTAATGAAAACCAAGAACTTGAAAAAGAAAATGCTGAATTTAAGAAGCGTCATAAAACTTTATTAAAAGCCAATCAAGAAAGTATGGAACGTAGGGTTGAACTTGGTGATGCCAATATGAAGTTGCTATCCGAAAACACCGAACTAAAAGCAAGGTGCGAGGCGTTAGAGATAAGAAATGAAGTATTGTCAATAGAAAAATTGACTTTGTTGGAAGAGTTTACTGCTCTCCAAGTAAAAACAAAAGAGTATCAAGATATGGTCATTTCTTTTTTAAAGACCGACCTAGAGGCGGGGAAAGAGGAACTAACCTATTGGCAACAACTTAAACAACTATTCGGATGCAACTAACCCAAGAACAAATAGAAGCAGTAGCAGAATGGCTATGCGAACGGGACTTCTTCCTCGCATCCGAGTTCCTCGAAGATTTCCAAAATGACACCCTAGCTTGGCATCAGCAGATTAAGAGAGCCGATAAACTCTGCGACCTAGCCAACAAACAAGGAAGCGAGTGGCTAAAAAATAGGACACGCACGGGAAAAGACAATAGCACCCCCTACATTACACCGCCACCCATACACAGAAAAGACTAACCTACCATCTTTATTTACCCACCCCCATCCAAAAATCCTAGAGAAAAATGATACTACTAATCTACATAGCAATCCTAGCCATACTAGCAATAGTCGTAATAGCCCGAACCAAGTCGCCCGAAAAGGAAATCATCCCCAATCAATCAATAGTCAGCTTTGAATACAACAACCAACTATTCTTGGGAACTATCCTATCCTACAAACACCCATACTACGAGATAAACGCCCACACAGGGTTCTACGAAAAGACCTACACCAAAATAGAACTCCACCATAACCGAATAAGAAAGGTAATCGCCAAAGCATAACCATTGAACAAACAAAGTTATATATGGGAGTATAATTAAAAATTACGATATGTTGGAGGTCTGTGTGAGTGATATGTTTTCCTATACCCATGCGCACGAATTTTCCAAGTCAAACTTTCTGAACCCACACCCCTCCGAAAGTTTAAACAATCCCTTATTTTGCTTTGATTTTTTGCCGTCCGAATATGCACAGATGATAAACTAAAAGCGCAAAGCCGTAAACTATTCGCAGCATATAAGCCACAAGGATATTGAAGCGGACGAAGATAGACGGGCGCAAAAGGTACACACTACATTGACTGTCCAATATTTACTACGTTAAATTTTAACAAATGCTTTAACATTCATTAACAAAAAGTATTACCTAGTTATGTTTGAATGTCCTATATTTGCACTCATTAATTAACCACTAAAAACAATACAACTATGAACACTAAAGAACTAAACTCAATTTGTAGTCAATACAAATCAGACATTAACCGTATATTAGCCAACAAAGGACATAAACTCCAAATTGGTTATTCATTCGGGCGCAACGTATCAAATACAATCTATCTTTCAGAAGTAGGGACGGGGCGAATAGTGTCCACAATTGGCAATTTCAAAACATCTTCTGAACTTGAGAACTGTATTAGAGTAATTCAAAATCTACTTAATAACATATAAGCCCGCCCGCTAAAGGGAACAATATTTTTAACCAATAAACCAACAAAACCATGAAAACAAAACACACAGACGGACAATGGAAATACAGTGGGCTAACAATATACGCTCACAAAGTAACCGACACACAAGACAGCCGTAAAATAATAGCTTTAATTGACCCCAAACGGGGCGAACCAAGCGAGGAGAACGAAGCCAATGCAAAACTCATATCTAGTGCGCCCGACTTGCTCGAAGCGTTGAAAGCAGCAAGAAAATTAATCAACCAAGAGCGCAAAGACGCATTAACGGTTAGAGAGATAATCCAACAAGCAATTGACAAAGCCACAAAGTAAACCAAGCCACAAACCAGACAGCCTCACCCTAAAAAGTGGGGCTTTTTTATGCCCGTCAATCAAAATGTAATAGCAGTGCGTACAAAATTTAGATTAATTCGCTATATTTGCTCAAAATGTAATAGCAGTGCGTACAAAAATAAAGCAACAAAGAAAAAAACTAGGATACACGCAAGAACAAATAAGCCAAAAACTAGGCTTCACACGGGCGAAATATAACCGCTTCGAGCAAGGAGAAACCGTCTTCACATCTTTAAAGGATATGGAAAAACTCCTCGAAATACTACAAATAACCCTATTTTTAACCGAAAATGACCAAAAACAAGGCAATTGAAGCTATTTTTGTGAGGTAATGACACACCCATTGAAATCAACAAATAAACGACAACAAACGTTTACAAACAGATAATAGAACAATTATAGATATATATGAGAGGGAGAAGAGGAATAGTAAAGGACATAAGAAGTCTGTATAATGATAAAACCCCTTTTCGGGCGTTTCCTACGTCAAACAAAGTGCCGTTGGGTTTAGATTTGTTTGCCGTCCTTTTTGCCTTAAACCGTCTTGAAATTAGTATTATTCAATTTACTCTGCTTTATTCAATCCATCAACTTAATTTGTCCCTTATTCCCGCCCGTCCCTCCGCCTTTTATGAGCTATTGCATAAATCCCATGTGGCAAGTCAATTTAAGGAATTAAGAGAAAAAGGGCTCATCGAGTATGTAGACTTTAACCCAATGTTGACGCACACCGTCCGAAAAATTAGCAAGTGTCACCAATTGACGGACAAAGGGCGAAAATTGATTTCCTCATATAGTTACCTAGTGAAGGACACCCAGAAACAAGCGAAGAACGCACGATTGAAATACATTGACGGAAATTAACATTTTTTAACTTTTCGTTTCGTTTATTTTTTTATTGCTCCCTTTTCGCTCGTCCTCCCTCCCTTGACTATCTTTGTTCACTTTTTGCGCTTGTTCACGTTTGCTGAACATTTTTATTTTGTGGTATAGCTTCACAAAGTATTGATAATCAAGCTATTTTTCGCCTAAATAATTTTTAACAAATCTTTTTGTGGTATATGTTTGGAAGTCTGAATTATTAAAACATATATTTGCATCATCAAAAAGTAATACTTTATACACTATTTAAAACTACTAAAAACAAAAACCATGAACACAACAACAACAGAACCAAAACTATTTTTAACTGATTATGCAAGCTATAACAATGGAACTCAATTTGAGTTTGGGCATTGGGTTGACCTTTGCCAATTTTCAAACGCAGATGAATTTTTTGAGTACATCGAAAACCATTTCGCAGAAGCAGACAAAAAAAGTCCACTAGACAGCCCTAGAGAGGAGATAATGTTTACCGATTTTGAGGACTTCCCGAAGTGTTTTTATTGCGAAAGTTACGACAAACAAACAATAGAAAAACTTTTTGAATTTATAAACATGGACGAACACGACCAAAAAATTGTTGAAATGTACGCAGATGCAACGGGCTACAATATTTCAGACATTGAACTTTCGGACGCTCAAGACGCTTTTCACGGCACAGCAGACAGCGAAGCAGATTTTGCGCAACGTATGGCAGAAGAGTGCGGAGAAATTCCCGCAAATCTCCCGAATTGGATTTGTATAGATTGGGACGCTTCTTGGAATTGCTCCCTCCGTTACGATTACAACACAGCAACAGACGAGGACGGAACTATTTATTTTTTCCTTAATCACTAAACAAAACGGGGACGGGCAAGCCGTAGGAGAGCGAAACTCCTCCCCGTGCTATTTTATAAACCTAAAAACAAAAGCCATGAAAGACACCCACAAAACAGCCGTACAATTTAGAAAACTAAAAGGCGAGATTATAGCCGTCTTCCCGTACGAAATAGAGGGCAGAAATACTGTTCTAAGCTATGCGCATAACGGACAACACAGCGGAGCAACTTGGCAAATAAACACCTTTACCCGCCCCGCCTCACCGTCCGAGTATTTAGACCTAAAAACTGAACTCGAAAACATCGGCTATAATTTAGACATAATCAAGCGCAGAAGTCACAAAAAATATTTGCAAACCCTTAAAAATACCAATTTATGAAAATCACAACATTAACAGCCGTTTACACGGTAAAAAAGAAGGCTAATGAAGACGATAAAACCATAAGCCTTAGTATCTATCGAAACAAAGACAAAATGCCCTTATTTGGCACAAGATTGAGCGAAAACACAACGGCAGACGAGGCGTTCAAATGGGTAAAACTGAATATTGAAAAAGCAGAAGCCCCACAACAAATTGACCTACGCAAAATTTTTAACTTATAAAAACTAAAAACAGCCATGAAAAACTCAAATTATTCATTATCAGATTGCGAAAAACTAATTTCCAAATACATAGAAATAGGAGGAAATGTGACCACAATAGAAGAGGGTGTACTAGGATTGGGGATAGTAATATGCACAGCTAAAGACAAAAAAACTACAATTATAAAAGAGTTTTTCATAAATTCTTGGCAAAGTGGACATAATATAATCATGTACAATAAAACACCTAAAAAATATTTGAACTACTAAAAACTAAAACTATGAAAATCTACGAAATCATTTTAAGCGCAAACACTACAAAGAAAGACAATTCTGTTTTGCATTTAACAAAAACCGAATTAAAAGAAGTAGAAAAACTACAAAATGCGGGAGGCTTTAAGCGTTTTTCAATAGACATTATGAAAGAATACAGCCAAAGCAAACGCTCTAAATTTTTTGAATTAAACAGGGAGTTAAGCAACAGAGAATTAAATTATTTTCTTGAAAGAAATTTCATTTTAAATCCCAAAAACTAAAAACCATGAGAAAAGAACTAAAAAAAGCCATTATTGACTACATTTTCGAGAAAGAAAAAGAATTTCAACTCACTAACTCGGTAACGACTAAATTCAGAGCGTACATTTATGACGCTGACGGCAACTACCTAATCGGGGGCAAAGAAGTAGTCGAATTTATTAGAGAAGCCATAAAACTAATAGAAAACTAGACATGAAAACATTAATCCCTTATTCCGCCTCCGTTGCAGGTATGAACCAAAAACTAGAAAAAGGCGACAAAGTATTAACAGCAAGTGGCGACACTCAAACCGTTATTCGAGTAAATAGCAACGATAACGTGGAAACCGAAGAAAGTCAATACACTTGGTCAAAATGTAATCTCAAAAAACTAAAAATATGACCGAACTAGAAACACTCCAAAACGCAGCGTCCTCCGTCAGCCTATCCATTCACGAGCGTATCAGCACCGACAGGCGCAAAAAATTGTCTAAATACTTCGCACAGCTAGGTAAAAACACCATCAGCCCGACACTCGACTACACCAACATGAACCATTGGCTTCATGGGTACATCACAGCATCAAAAATTATTCACCCTAAAAACTAGATATGAAAACCAAACCAACGACAGACTACACGCTATTCTTGCTAGTCATTATTTTACTCATTGCGATTTTCTCATCTTAAAAACTGAAAACTATGACCATCAAAAAATTTGACTACTCAAATAGCACGGAAGATATATTCTACAAAATAATCTACCCTATGTACCCAAAAGAATTTCTTTTTGGAAGTAACTATGAAAACTTTGCGTTCCTAGTGTCTGCAAACTTCATACTCAACGCCCCACAATGGGACTATATTTTAGAACATTGGGAGCAGAAAGAAGCAATATTGAAATATCAAACAATCTAAAAACTGTTAAAATGACAAAACTACTTGTAAAACTAATTTTTATTGCTTCACTTTGCGGAGTATTACTTATGAAGTACCGATACCAATTATCTCAAATCCTAAAAACTAAAATATGAACAAGCTACAAATCATTGAGAACATCTTCGGGGACAACTACACCCCTCACCTTTCGACATCAAAGTATATAAACGGAGGATTTTTTTATAGAGCATACCCAAGAAAACAATTTTGGATAAATAGCACCAACTTAATAAAAACAATCCAAAAAGCGGAGAAACACGGGGCGAGGATAGGGGTATGTTTCCAAGAAAAATGTTTCGATATTTACTTCACCGAAAATATATAAACATGACACCACAAGAAATCATCAACCTAGCCGAAGAACTAAAGGCTACAATGACCGACAACGAACTAACTATTTTAATCATAAAACTACAACAATGAAAAAGCCAACGAGCATTAAACTAGACGAGGAACTAAAAATGAAACTCAAATCCTCCGCAAAGAAAGACGGCAGAACGCTACACGGGTACATCTTGCAAGTATTAAAATTATCTCAACAAGCTAAAACTGAAAACAATGGAAACTAAACACACACAAGGCGAATGGTTTGTAAGTAACCATAACAACGAATTAAAAGTAAGGGCAAGAAATACAATGATGGGTACAGTTTGCACAATAAATACACTTTTTGAAGATGAAGCCGAAGCAAACGCAAAATTAATTGCAAATGCGCCCGATATGCTTTCTGTATTGAGAGAAGCAGTTGACCACGCCCACGTTTACGACACAAACCCCGCTTTGGTCGAATTATTTGAAGCAGTAATCCAAAAAGCAACCAACTAATATGGCACTAACCATCCAAGACCTAGAGAAGCAAGCGGCACAAGAGGGAGTACCCGTGTACGTTATACTAGACAGAATTGTATTCAATTTAACTCATTCAAAAAACTAAACCATGACAGAAGTAAAAATCTCAAAAACTATTGAACGCCCCGAAAATTTGTCGTATCTTGCATGGGTTAATTATGTTCAAACCGAACTACAAAAAACTCAAGAAAAGAATTTAAAAACCGAACTCCGTAGCATCCGATATGGCGGTAATTATATTTTGAAAATGGAAATTAGGTAACGTGATGCAGCTATACGCAGTTGTGTGTCGGCTTTGTGCGGTGGAATTTGGGCTTTTGCTTATGTGCTGTTATAACCAGTGCTTTTGATTAATTAACTTAAAAAAATAACAATATGGAATACCAAAAATACATTGATTTAGGATTTGAAAGAACCGATATGAGTTGTAATGTCGAGTTTAAACAAACAGGCTATCACGGATTTGCTTTAGAGAAAAAAGTAAATAAAAACCAAATGGTTTGCGTAACGAGTGGAGAACTTGACAAGCCTAAATTATACATTAAAAAACGGAATAGTGAAACATATCACATTATACCAATTTCAACAGAAGCGGTTATTGATTTGTTCAGCAAGTCCGAAAATTTTGATTATATGACTACTGCTTGTTAGCATTGGTTATAACGTTATCCAAATAGGCGTAGGGCGATTATTAATCTATAAACTTTATACAAAGAACTAAACAAAAATTATTTTATGGAAGAAACAAAATTTACAAAAGAAGAGTTGCAACTACTATTTGATATAATAAGTGGTGAAGCTGGAGATTATTTAAGTGGAATAACAGATGACCACGATTTAGAAAGTTGCATACGAAAATTTGAAGAACGAAGCGATAGAAAAATAATTTTTGAAACGAAATGATAATACAAAGAACGAAACTAAGCCTTACGCCTATTTGGTGTTATAAAATCGTTTCAATGTTTTATAACGGTAAACGGCTATGCTTAGTGCCGTATTTGAAATACTAAGCTAATTTTAAAAAAAAAATTTGATATGGAAAACACAGGATTATTTAATGCAGAAGGTAATGCATTGAGCATAGCCGATGTTATGGCTATGTTGCCGACTGCAATGATTAACAGAGTTGAAGTGATTGACGAAAAAGGCAGAAGCTATGTTAATTGGAAACCAACAAACAGAACGGAATTACGGGTGCAAGATAATGGCAGAACGCTAAAAGTATTCGTGTCGCAAGGCAATTAGCCATAACTCGTAAATATGTGCAACTTTGCCCATTAAAATAAATTTGATTATGAATGTTTTATGTAGTTACAAATCAAAGTGGAGGCACAAGGTATTCCATCATTATGTTTGGACTGAATGTAAAAAATTGATTAACTTAAAAACGAGTAAAGAAATAAAGAAAACCATAAAAGGAGGCAAAGCAGGATATTACATTAACCGCAATTTTGTCAGCCTAGAAAAACTAAAAAGCGAAATAGAACTAATACCAAAACAAAATTGTCCATTTTAAAAATCGAACATAACCATGAAAGGAATACTAACAATAGCCGTAGGAGAACCCCTATACGGGCGGATGGCTGTCGCACTAGCGGTGTCCATAAAACAGAACAGCCGAACACCGATAGGAATTATCTATTCTAAGTCGGCATTTAAGGGACTAGAAGACTATCTAGCCGTGTTCGACCACCACATCTTAATCGAGGACAATGTAACGCCCAACAAGCAAGTAATGGAACTCAAGGTGTCGCTAGACTTGATGACCCCTTACCATGAAACTTTATTCCTAGACGCTGATACGATTATCAATCCGTCACATTCAGTTGATGAGATGTTCTTGCAGAGTAGTGATTTTACGATGTTCAATATTGGTATCTCCCCCTTATCGGGCGAACCGTCCCCCAAGTATCGGGCGTGGGCGAAGTATGAGGACATAGCTAAGTTCTTCAACCTACCACTTGACACAAAAATACCGCAAGTAAACTCGTCCGTTATTCTTTGGCTTAATAACGATAAAGCTAAGGCAGTATTCTGCGAAGCTAGAAAGGTGCTGAAATCGGGCTTTAAAGCAGAAACTTGGCGAGAACAATTCCCTGACGAACTAGCTTTCAACATAGCGTGTGCTATCACGGGTGTTCTTCCTCACAAAAAGTCGTGGCGACCTATCTACCTACACATACTGAACGATTGGCGCAGTAAAGAGTACATCATTGATAAGTACATAGGTCTGTCCATCATTGGCACAGAAGTGAAAAGCACAGACATAATCAAAATATACAACGACTTCGTGTCCTACTATTTTGATATGGCAGGCTTCAAAGAGAAGTTCACCTACACCCCGAAGCTAGCCGACAACAAACGGATAATTGGCTACTATCATGTTTATATGAAAAACGCTTGGAAGTCCATCGTGACCGAACAATACGAGATTATGAAAAGGTCGGGTCTGTACTACGAACTACAAGAAATCCATGTAGGGGTGATTGGGGCGCAAGAGGATACTAAGGACTTGATTGACATACTAGACGGAGATAAGTTTAAGTTCCACTATTGGGGAGTGGAAGGCTACGAAAGACCTACCATCACCCTTATGCACGAGCTATCTCAAACCGTGCCGAGTATCATTCTATACTTCCACACTAAGGGAGCTAGTAAAGTGGCGGACAACGTGGCGGAATGGAGGGATGAAATGAATACACAAGTTTTGTTAAATTGGCGTGACTGCATTGCACATATCAGAAATGGTTACGATACTTGCGGTGTGAATTGGATAGGCTTCTACGAAGGGAACTTTTGGTGGTCTAGGACAAATTATATCAGAAGATTGGACGCACCGAAAGTGGGTACACGATACGAGGACGAAGAATGGATAGCAAGTGGAACACCGAATTATATTTCAATACCATCAACTAAAACTAGATACATATGAACAGAACAGAAAAAATCAACGAAGCATTTATGATTGTGTACACCTTAACAGGTATCACTCAAGAACAAATCAAATCAAAGAGTAGGCTAAGACCTATCGCTCAAGCACGACACTTATTCTGCTATATGCTACGCAAGCATTACTTGGACGGGATGTACCCGTTCACTCTAAAAGACATAGGAAAAGAAATCGGTGGTCGTCACCACTCTACCATCCTAAGTTCACTCCAAGAACTCCAAGACTTATGCGATAGTGACGAGGAGGTAAGACTACAAGTCGCTCAAGCGGTGAGCATGGTTTCTGACTACGCAGAACCTTTGTTGCGCCAAAAGAATTATTCTGACTTTGTATCGGACGCTTACTCTGAATTGGTAAGACTGTACGCCATCACGGGCGAGAAAAACCAAGCGGTGTTGAAAAATTTAAACACTCTGCTAAGAAAAATCGGATGCGAGAATAGCGAGGTCATTAATCTTGTCGCTTTGGCTCAAGCTAGCTGATACGCTTCCACTCCAAACTCTTTGACCAATAATGGGTTTCTGTATTATGTACGGAAGCCCATATTTTTTTACTAGCTTGTTGTAAAAGTCGGTGTCCAATAAAGTAATCAGTCTAGTGTCCATTCTTACGTCCGTTCCCCACAGCCCGACCACAGATGGCATACCGATTGTATTAGAGTGGGTTAGGCGGTGGTGGAAATGAGGATTATTAACTCCCCACATAGGCAGTCCTCGCTCGTCAATTAAAGTTGACGTAGATACTACCCACTTGTAATTATCTAGGGCATCGCTGAACTCCTTTAGTGCCGTGTCGGTCATAAAGAGGTCATCTTGGTACATTATCTTTATCTTACCGTCTAGTTGGTCGAGTAAAGCGTTAGTGTTGGCAGAAGTTCCTTTTCTATCGCAATACTGATGGCTGAACCCATATCGGGCGCAAAGGTTCTCAATATGGTCGAGTTCGGAGTTATCGCTGACCAAAACCGAAAAATCCACATTCTTTTGTGCGGATATGGACTTGAATAGTAAGTCTAGCTTATCTAGTGTTCGGCTGTCCTTGTAGTAGGTCGGGATGGCTATTGTCATATTGATTTTTTTATGTCGTTACATTGCTCTTCAATCTTTTCCACATCTTCCAAAGGTAGCAGAATAAGCACCGAGAAGATATTGGACAAAGCCATCATCTTTTCTTCGCTCATAGCCATCTCCTGCTCAAAGGCTTTCCTAGAGTTAGGCATATAGTCTTTTAATCGCTCAATTCCGTTCTTAAATCCGTTCACGAGCATAGCTAGGGTGTTTTTAAATCCGCTATTCAACCCCTTAAACTTCAAGAAAGTCTGATGCTCGATGTGTAGCATCTTCATTAAGTAAGTCTGTCTGAATAAACTCTGCGATAGTTCTTTGGCTAATTCTTCTTGGTTCATGCTATTTTATTGTGTTCTAGTCTATAAAAATAATCGTTCTTAAATACATCGCCTTTCTCGATATACGGTGCTTGGACTATGTTAATTCCGTGCTTCCGCATAGAGTAACAAAAAGCGGGTTGGTCAAAGTATGAATATGTGATGTTAATATCCCACCAAAGGTCGAAGGCTTCGTTCATTTTTATTCCGTTGTGCCTCATCCATATTCCGCACGACCATAGCCCCCATTTAGGCGGGTGTCCTTGCTCCACATAGAACGCTCGTTCAAGGGGTAACTGCTGATTGGCGTACCTTGATGTCAAATACTCGTCTTTAGAGTTAATAACTACGTCTAATTCATCGTAGATACATTCTCGTTGATTATGTTTGCCAATAACTATATCCCCACCGCTTTCTAGTAATCTAGTAGCCATATCTTTTAGGAACAACGGGCTTGTTATTTGTACGCTACCGTCCACCCAACAATGTAGGTCGTATTCCTTGAGTTCTTCCACTCTGTGCGATTGGCACTTGTAATACTTGGACTTTAGTCTGTCATTAAGATTGGGAAACGGTCTGCTGTTGTCCTCGTTAAAGAAAAAAGTCTTGTACTCAAACCCTTCTTGGGCGGGTACTTCTTTCGAGGTGTCGTGTCCTCCGAATACTGATGATAATAGTGCTATTTTCATATATATAATTTAAAATGGTGCTTCTTCTTCTTCGCTTTGCGGTTCATTGTGATAAGATACTTCTCCAACAGCCCCGTAAAGGTCGGTGTAGTAGCAGTTCACGTTTCTTTCTAGTCTAATCGGTTCGCTCGTGATGTTACCGCCCGAAAATTTACTCTTAATCTTTCTGACGTGCCACTCGGTAATAAACCACTCCGTAGGGTGGCTAATTCTTCTGTGCAAAGTAAGGAAATTATCGCAACGATTGTTCCACATACTGCCGTATTCAATATCAGCCGCATAAGGGGCTTCGGGGTATCCGTTCTTCATTCTCTTGTTTGCTTCTGTGTTCGGGTGCGCCAAAGCAAACACACTTATCTTAGTATTCTTGGTGAACAAGCGGAACTCCGTAGCCATTCGGTAGTTGTAGCGGTACTCTCCGTACAACTTCAACTCTTTGACATCGTACTCAAGGGCGGACAATGGGTCAATCAACAAACCTGCATAAGCCTTTTTCTTAGCCTCCTTTATAGCCGAGTTGAGTACATCGTGGTAGGTGTATATTCTTTTGTTGGAGAACACCGTAAAATGCTTCTTAGCCCACGCCTTAGCTTGGATGTATTCGTTATTGTCAATCTTTTTAATGGGCTTGGACAAGTAGTATTCGATTATCACTTTGAATATCTCTCCAATATCGTTCTCCATCGAACACACCATCCAATTGAAGCCGTGTCTTTTACTTAACATAGTCAGCCACCACAGAAAACTATCGGTCTTTCCGATGTTCGCCATACCACCAATCATATTAAATGAAGCGGGTTTGAATACCCAATTATGGTCTAGCGATGGCATACCGATACCAACACCCATCTGTAAGTTATCATTGCGATATGCTTCCAAGAACTCGTCTGCTTCGCTGTCGTCTGCTAGGTAAGTTCCCGTTGTGTCGGCTTCAATCTGCTTATCTATCGCATCCAATTCGGGCATGGTATCTCCGTAGCCCATCTTCATCAACTCTTTAGCCGCTTCCGAGTAAGTTTCTTTGTTAAGACTGCCGTACTTGAGCATAACAAACACTTGTACGGGGTTGTAACCACGACTAGGCTCAAACTCACTTGATGAAGTAAAGCAGAAGAATATCCTCTTATCTGTGTGCCAATCTGCTGACGTTCTGCTATCCGTTTGCCCCGCCCGTCTGAACCTCATATTATTCCCCTCTGTTTCCACATAAGTCCATCCCGCTTCTTCGAGTAGTCTAGGAACGTCACCGTCCATATTGAAAGCATCAAAAGGGGACGAGGCTAACTTCTTGCCCCGTGCTATCGGTGCTAGAACTTCCTTCTTTGTCCAAAGATTTGTTTGGTCGAACTTCTTTAAAATGTTGTGGAGTTGTTCTCTCTCTTTTGGCGTGATGGTCGGTACGTCCTTGAATGAGATTGATTTCTTGCTAGTAATCTGATACCCTTGTGTCGGGGCGCAGACTATGTACCCACCCTCGCCTCGTGTTTCAATCAGCACCTTCACCTTCTCCTTTGGATTGACCTTTAGTTCTTCTTCTGTGGCGTACCTTCTTGATAGGGCGATGTTCCCCTCAACCGCCTCGCACTTGTAGTAAAAGTGGATGCCTTTGTTAGTTGACGTTTCTACTAGAAAGTTGTGAGCGAATGGCAACGACTTAATTTCTCCCTTAATTCTGTCGTATAGCGTACCCGTAACATCGTATTTTAAATCAATGTCTATCACTTCTAGGTTTCCGCTTACCTTACCGCATATCATCCCCACCCCGTGCGCCCCGAAAGCGTCCTTCTCTTTGGGTTCGATTAGTTTCTCTTGAGCTTTCTTCCAACTTCCTAGAGGCTTTTTCTTGTCATCGCAGAACGCTACCGAGTAACCCCAATTATAATATATCCTACCTGCTTCTATCAACGTCATAATGCTACTACCCTCCCGTTTATTGCGTGGTAATTATCTCTGAATGATATGTTTGGTGTTTCGTAGATAGTACCATGCTTAGTATTAATCTCCTTGAACTTACTCTTGTTTTTCAGCAACCACTCTTGCTCGTCCTCTGTCATTTCGAGTTCGCCAATCGTGTTGATAATGGGATACAACTTATTAAATCGGCTCAATCGGAGTTCAAAGTTTATCCTTCCCTCGCTTGCTTCGTAGTAAAATTTCTTTAGTTGCTTGAAGTCAGCGATAATAGCTGAATGTTTGCCCCACATATTTCTAGTTACTACCACACAGAATGTGAATGGCATTTTGTCGTACAATATTTCTAATCTGTTTTTCATCTTCCAAAGGTTTTTCTAATCTGCAAATCCATTTCGTGCGCTTCGACCACCGCATCGTATTCTTCCTGAATACTCTCAATTAATCTCCTCTTGAGTTGTTCGTCAATATTGTCGATTAATTCTTCCTCAATGAGCGTGTCAAAGCACTCGTCCTCTTCGTTTTCTACCGCTATTCTTATGATATAAATATCGGCATCATCGTATAGGTTGAAGTCTGCGGAGTAGGTTTTGCCGTTGGATGTGAATAGGTGGTCTTGGTAGCTTTTCATAGGTTAGTTTATTAAAAATGATATTAGTACAAAGAAAGAAAAAATAGAAATGGCGACACCTATTACAATACCTATACATATAAACTCAAATGGATAGTATCTACACGCTTGTTCGTACCCATCAATAAATCCCGCACATTCTTCTTGAGTGTGCATTGCTTTAACATAGTCTGTTAAGTCTTTTTGTAGTCTTTCTTGCGGAGTTTTCATAGATTATTTTTTAGTAGTGCAATATTGATGAATAGTTTTGTACTCTCAAAGAGTTCTTGCCTCTTTAACAAATTTTTTCAATTCCATATAATTAAATGGACAAAGAAATTCTTTTCCCGATGAAAACACCACAGAATATTCCGTGTCACCCTCAAAATAAGAGCCAATGCCGTCTATGTGGTAGAAGGTGATAGGCTTGAGTTCTAAATCCTCTAAGTCAACTTCAAGTTCTAATTCAACAAGTTTCAAAGTGTCTTCACCGTAGTGAAAAATTGGTAGTTCTAGTTCCATTTTTTTAGTTTTATCGTGTTTGCATTGATGCTTCAATTAATTTCTTTTCGTAACTGATTAAAGTCACTATACTCTGTCTGCGCTTGTCCAACTCGCTACCTTGTTCCTTGATTAACTCGTAGATGGATAGTTCGGGGGCGCAAAGGGAGTTGATGTATTCCTTAGTGACCAATGGCGTGTAGCCCTTTTCAGCCGCTTCGGGTATCACTTCTTTTTTCTTTTGCTCCAAGTAGTATTTAGCACTAGCTTGCATCAAAGGGATGTTAGAAGCCACGTTGCATACGTCCATTATGTGTTCTCGTAGCGCATCCACGTTGTCCGATGATAGCTGTAAGGTGAGTATCTGCTGTACTTGTTCAACGTACACTTTTAAGTCGTTGCTTGAAATTATTAGGCTCATAATATAATTTTAAAAAGCGTTGGGTTCTCGCACCCAACAAGCGGTCTAACTACCATTCCTGTATGAATGATTACAGCGCACGGGGTTTACCTATACTATACCCTATCAAAAGATGGGGGTTAAGAACATACTCGAAGTAACCTTAATTTCAAATATAGCAAGTGTTATGGTAGTCTGTGATGCTTTGACTTTCATTTTTTCCTGCGCCTACCCTATAAATATCTTTCTAGTGCCGCTTTAATTGTAGCGTCAACTTGTTCTTTAGTTATTTTGTCGTTAGCAAGTAGTGTCATAGCACCCAAGTAGGCGAAACCTTTTTTCATGTCGTCCCATTTTGCGCCACCGCCTCCACCGAAACCACCGCCTGACTGAACGGGCTTGATGTTCCAATAGCCTTTGTCGTTTTGGGTAAGTTCCGCTTCTACTTCTTGTCCTACTACAAACTTGGTTTGTGGGTTAGACTTGCTCAAGTAGTTGTAGCTGTGAGGCTGACCCTTAATCTTGATGTTAAAGGAATAAAACTTTCCGTGTTTCAAATCTACTTCTTTTTGAAACGAGCTTTCTGTGATTGTTACTTTTTCTGCCATTTTTATTTAATTTAATTGTTTACTTCTTCTTCTTCAATATCCATCATATCAGCCACGAGTTCCTTTACGTTGAACCCTGCTTTCTCGATTTCTTCTAGGGCTATCTTGTTCTTATCAGTCAGCACTATCGGTTTGCCCGTTGGGGTCGTTTCGCCTTTCTCAATCTTTTTTAATCTAGCTAACACAGCGTTTCTCGATGTGACCGTCTTGCTTACAAAAGCCCTATAATCTTCGGGTGTTTCAAATCCGTACAGCAAAGTTAAGTAATTGCTGTATTCTACATAAAAATTTCTGTTAAATTTTCCTTCCCAAACAATTAAAGGTGATACGGGCGGTCTTTCGTTGTGTACCAAGTAATCGTACAACTCGTCAATAGTTCTTTCGTAGCGCATCTCCAAGTCATTGTTAGGGTATTCAACTCGGACTTCTTCCATTAATGTATCATCCTTAGAAATATAGTCAACGTAGCCTAGTGGTAAATTCAAGCCTTTTAAATAGTGGTAGAGTTGTAGTTCGTGTCCTATAATTCGTCCACCTGTATGAACTTTATTAAAAACATAAGAAGAACAAGACTTACACTCTCTGACCATAGGCGCAAAATCACTATCCCCATACATATTATTGAACCTATCAACAACATTTAATAAATAGTCCTTTACTGTACCTTCAAAAAATAAATTAGATATAAGGTATCTAGCCCTTTCGTAGTCGGGTTTCCCGTGAACCAATAAATCTAGCTTACCCTTTACCTTGATGCGCCCGTGCGTCCACACTTCTTCTTGTGAATTAACATAAATACCCATAGCCTTAAAAGGTATAGAGTGTATCTCCTCCCAAATGTTTCCCGCTAAGAACTTTCTGCGTGAACGTGCGTTAGGTGGGTTGGTAGGTTTCTCTCCCTTCATCGAAAGAAAATTATCTACGGTAGGCTGATTGAGTTGTGATGCCCAAAGGTAGTCACGTTCTACTAGGGGTCTGTCGGGGCGTAAGGAAGCCATATTCCATACGTCACGCATTGAGAAGTCGGTTATTGTATTCATAGGTTATGCGTTTTTAAGCGTTATTTCTCCATTATAATCGGCAAAAGAACTCATTATCCAATCATTCGCAAAACTTAAAATCGCTTCATCTTTTGGTTCTCTTTTTGCAGCAATTACCGCCCCAATTTTAGGTTGAACAAAAAAAACTATCAAACCTTCTTTAGTAATCATAAGTTTAGGGAAAGGCTTGATTTCTTGTGGCTCGTGTTCGCCAATTGTTAGATTAATCATAAATATTATTTTATTGGTTACAAAATCTCTGACTGAAACTCATCGTTACTCACATTCGCTACTATGTAGTCCATAGCACCAAATAAGTTACGTTTCTCTAGTGGCTGATTAAGCGACTTCAATTCCTCAACATTTACTTGGTCTATCGTAATAGATATGTCGAGGTTGGTAGAAAGCGGAAACAACTTCTTGATGTCGTTCTCAAATTGCTTTCTTAGTTGATTGTATTTTTCCATGTAATGTTCGTTTGGTTGCACAAATGTAGGTACTAAATGTAATACCAACAAACATTATCAAATAATTCTTTGCAAAAAAATGTTAAACTATTATTGAGGTAACTTCGTAATAAACATTTCCAAGTTCATCTGTTACCTTATCAATGCTTTCACCTTTTTTAATCTTAACCTTCTTAGGTTCAGAAAAAGTGTAGCTTCCTAGTTCCCATCCATCAGGAGTAATAGGTGTTTCTTTTGATTTAATAATGTATTTAGAGAATAGTTTATTCCTTGATAGTTCTTTAAATGTAAAAACTGTTCCCCAAAATGTAAGCAACATTCCTGTATTTTCTTTTGCTATTTGTGTTTCTATGTTCATGTTTTTATAATTTTAGAATGTTACATAGGATAATACTCCTCCTGATAAAATTTGCTCAACATCTCCGTCAACTGCATCAAGAAGTGTAACAGATGGTGAACCTGCCTGCATCCCCGCAGTAGATGTATATGTTTTACTTTGAATATTTGCCATAAATAAGTTTTCTTTAATGTCACCTGTTACAACATTTTGATATAAAAAACTAAAATTGTTATTAATAAAATTGCCATCAATATTATTTTCTAAAAAAATAGTTCCTATATTATTAAAAAAACCACCACTTATAATATTTTCAGCTACTTCCACTAAATTATTACTACTGACTTGACCATCAATATTATTTTCTACAAAAGAAGCCCCTATATTATCAAAAAAAACACCACTTATAACATTTTCAGCTAACTCCATTAAAGTATTATCTCTAACTTCCCCATCAAATTGGTTGCTAAGAACGTATTTAATGTTATTGTTTGTAAATTCATATTGACATAATTGGTCAATCAATATATCAATATTATTTACAGTAAATATTTCTTGAAATGTTGATGTAGCCCCAACTGAAACTTTTGATACAGCACATTGAGATTGAAATACAACATTATCTAATTGATAAGGTAATCCAAGATTTGATTGACCTCCTTCTAACCCTGAACCTACGCTTACATCAAAAGTATCAAAATTATCAAGAATTAAATAAAATGGAGGGAAATCTTGAAATGCAAAACCTGTGTCAGTATAATTATTATAATCACCACTACCACTTACTGTTTCCCAACGTCTAAAGATGACATTTCTCCAATCGTAATCTCTATAAAGTTTTAAAAGAGTGTCGTAACGAGAAGTGATAACTCCTGTTGATTGACCTAGTACGGCATCGTAATCTCTATCATTAAAAATAGGTTTCCAAGTAATTTTATCAGTTGGATAAACAGTTGACCAAATTTCCGTAGCAAGTTCAGAGCTTGAAACAGCTTGAACAAGCATTGGCTCTATTGCTCCTGTATGTATTTCTTCATCACCTATGCTATCGGAAAATTGAATATAATGAGCTGTTTGGAAATCTGTAATTTTATACCAACTTCCTGCTATTAATTGCGATGTGGATATTAATGTTTCAAGTTGACTGAATACTATATTTGTTGCAACTACACCATTTACATTGCTACTTGAATTTGATTGTAAATTATAGAACTCTAGCACCGTGAGATTATCCCCTGCGTTACCCTCTACTACTACGGGGTCAATAAAGAAATCAGTAATAGGCTTAAATGAAATAGTATTTAATGCCCCTATTGCGCTTCCCGATACCGTACCCGTGCCATCGCCCGTGCTAATCACTTCCCAACCGAATAACTTGCTGTCAATAAGGTTAAAGTCGCCCGTGTAGGCAGAAGCATCTCTATCCACTTTAATAAACTTACCAAACCACGCTGTAATATTAAACGGTGCGGTGCTTGTACCATCCCACACCCATAAACTTGTTTTTTGTTGCTCTTTATTTGCGCCCGCTTGTACAAGAATGGCATCTAAAGCAGCAGCCGTTCCACTATATTCTAGTAAGAGAACATCGCCCGCAAAAGGGGTTAATGTACCTGCTTGAGCAACAGATAATGGAATAGTGGTTAAGTCTGTTACGGTGCGTACATTAGGGTTCATTTTATGTGGGTTTTACTATGCAAATTTAATATTTTTAGGCTAACTTTTTTAATTTGCTATCCACAATCATACAGACGTTTTTGTTATCTTTCTCGCTCTCCATCAATGATAGCATATCTCCGTAAAATCCTACCGCTTCTACTTGGGTCTTGATGTAGAAGTTTAAGTGTTCGGCTATTTCAGGGTTCTCTAGCACTTCTTCTTTGTATAATGACTTGTAGTAATCCAATAGGTCTTTTTCATTCTCAAAAGCTAGTTCTAATGCTTCGTATAATTCAGTAGGTACTTCCTTTTCAGGCGAAAGAGAAGGCAACTTCGCCATCACGCCCATATCATTGAGGAAATTAATATGCTTTAAGGCGTGGTCGTTCTCCTCTTTGCTTTCAGCTAAGAAGTAATCCATTGCCCCAAAGTACCCCACCGCCTGCATACATATAGCTAGATGTTTATATAGGTAGAAGTGACCTAGTTCGTATTTAATTGCGGTTTCTATTTTGCTTGTGCAACTCTTGTCTATTAGTGGTTTTCTCATACTTCAAAAGTAGTGTTTTTTAGCTAAATTATTTGTTTAATTCTTTTATTTGAACCTCCAAACTTTTTACGAAATCTTTAGAGAACGGCAATTGCGTTCCTTGCGAATACAATAAAATATTTGTGGTATGTATAAAGTTCTTCAATAGCGATAATTGTGCTTGTTTGTCTTTAGTCAATCCCTCTACGCCTTTCTCTCTAGCTTCTTTAAGCAATGCTGTTACACCCTCCTCGCCTTTCACCTCTCGATAGAATATATCAGACGCTTCTTTTAAATGAGGTATGACATTGTAAAATTCGGATTGCGCATCACTTTTACGGAAACTTTTTTTATTAAAGTACATATATAATTGCGCTTCGGCAAAATTGGCAAGGTCTTTCTTTTGCGTTTCGTCTAGCAAATTTGAATTATATAAAGCTATCACACTCAATCTTGTCATCATTTTACCCGCTTGAGAATATTTAGTTCCTGCTAGATTTACTGCATTTGATAACGCCTCTTGTTTAGTGAAGTCTACAAATCCTTCTTTTGTAGATAATCGGTCTATTGTTTCTTTTGCTTCCTTTTTTTCATCGTCATCGCCAAAAGTTTGCTTCCACAAAGACTTAGTAATAGCATACATTCCTGTGTAAAGCATCATGTTAGTAACAACACCCATAGACCTTGCTGCACCGTCTATTCTGCCCTCATTTACTCCCGTAACCATTTGATTAATACCTCTAACTAATTCTTTTGTATCTCGATAAGGATAATTACTCAAAAACTTAGCTAAACTACCTAAAGCGGTATCTGCTTTTAGTTTACCACCAAAAGGAGTAAGCACTATTTCTCTTCTTGAACCTCCCTTTAGCGTAGAACCAATAACCGTTTCTGTTTCTCTATCTGCATAAGATGAAGCCTCACGCATAGCATCTACATACTTAGGGTTTTTCAGCATAGAATTATTATAATTCTCACCTGTAAGTTCAGCAAATTTTCTATTAAAGTTTGGCATCCATATACCGCCCACCGCCATTGCGTTTGTCACACCGTTGATAATATCCACGCCACGTTTTAATAACCCCTCTCGCTGTATTTGACCGTCTTTAGTTTCAATGTTTTTCATTGACCTAAATTCAGCGTGGTCTAACGATGTACTTTCGGTAGCTTTCATTATATCGGTCATTTCACGATACATTGGATTAACTTTTTCACTAGGTAACGCAGTTAATAACCCTCTAAAAGACCTACCTCTTACCATCATTTGAGCGGTATTTGATACCGCTTCTGCTGCCAAACGGTAAGGAGTGGTAAGCATTTTCACATAAAGCCCACCTTGTATTTTATTAAACACAGGAGGTATGTCGCCCGATGATAAATGATACTGCATTATCCTACGTTGGTCTTGTTGAAACTCGTTTAGCACATTAATATCTTCTCTGTTAGCTGCTAACTTAGCTTCTTCAAACACATCATTCAATTTATCCAATTCTTGATTAATGTGGTAATCTTTTGCGGCTTCTTTAATTTGACGCTGAATGATTTTCTCCGCATTTAATAACATAGCACCGTTAGGCATATCTTTTTCTGCACGAGCGTAAGATGAACCTGCTCTCACCCCAATCTGTTCGCTTTCGTTAATCTGACCTTCGCCAACTCGTGTTCCTACATAATATCTTCTGATGTGTTTTGGATTTTTAGTGGCGTTCACACCTCTTATGGCATTAGATGATGTAATCATATCACCTGTTTCTAAGTCAAGACCGTCAAATGAACTTTCTATTTTAGCTTGATTTACGTCCAACACTTTACCGTCATTAGCTTCCACGCTTTTCCAAACTTTATTGTAATCTAATTCGCCATTAATATCTAATAAATCAGGATTAGACTTCAATTTGTTATACACATCAGTTAAGATACTTAACTCACCTTCTGTGGCGTAATTTTGACGTTCCTTAATGTCAGCTAGTTGCTCACCAAATACATCTATTGGGTCTTTACCTTTAGCTATCATTTCAGCAGCGTGGTTAATCATGTGGCGAACCACACCCACCTTGACCATATCATACTCCCTTTGAGATACAACAGTTTTGCCTACCTTACCATCTTTAGCATCTATCTTGTCTATCAATACAGGTTTTTTACCCGTAATTTTATAGAAGCTAGGTAAACTATCATACCACTTCTCATACATATCATGCGTGGTTTCAGTATATTTTTTTAGCGCACGTTGTGTTCTACTTAACACGCCATTCCACAATGAATTATCTCCCGCTATTCCTAGTTCTGCTTCGTATCTCGCAGGGTCATTTGTTTCAAATAAATCACGAAGTTTATCTAAGTTGTTTTTAAACTTATCTGAAATCTTAGCTACTTGTTTAGCTATCTTAACTCCTTGTCCTTGTGTTTCAATCTTGTTCATTACTTGTCTGAACTCATATTCGGGCATAAATCCATTACCCATTCGGTCAAGGACGGTGTTCAATTTATCCAAGTCAGAAACTTCCAATTTCTTAAACTTCTCAAAATTAACCGACATATTGCGCTTGAACTCTTGCCACAATTCTTTCTGCATTTTATTGAACCCACTATCATCAACCAATCTTGCTTTTGCTTGAGCATCGGCTATTTGTGCGGATTTTAATTGCCCAATTTGGTCGCCATATTTTGCTTCATATACTCTTTTGCCGTTTTCGTGCTTGTATATTTGACTAATAGCGGTGTCGTAATCATCTTGTTTAATCGTACCTGATTGGACTAAATCCTTTAGCCTTGCCTTAATCTTGCTGATATTTCTAGTAAATGATTTGTAGCTATCAATATCAACTATATTATTGTCAAGGGCAGTCCAAGCCTTCATTAAGTCTTGTACCGTATTAATATTCATATACGGATTAGAAGCAGATTGTGATTGGTCGGCAACTCTTTCCGATAGCGTTTTACCCGAAGCATCAGTAGCTTCCATCAAAGAGTGGTCAGGTATTTTTTGATTAAGTGCCGCTACCGCATCTGAATATTCACTAAATGTGGCTTCATCTAGCAATAAGTTTCCGTCCTCATCAAATATTTCTGCGTCCAAAAACTTTCTTACGTCAGCCGTTTTTTCATTGTGGCGTTTCTTTCCTGCACCCTTTTGGTTGCTACGCAAATCTTCTAAATCTTGCGCTAAATTTGCGTCTTTAATTATCTTATCAGCATAATCAATAAACTTATCAAATTGAGCGTCCGTTGTGATACTAGCGGCTCTTTTTACCAATGCTTTTACTTGGCTTGGGCTAAGCGCACCCTTGATTTCAGCGTCATCCATAAAGTCTTTAATGGCTTTGGCTACATCCTTTTGCTTTGCTTTGTATTCTAGTAACTTCTCACGCACCTTTATTCCTCTGCGAATAGCTACCTTTGCTATATCGGCTAGGTCGTAGTCAAGGTTGTCTTTGTTGAAAGTTGTAAGACCCATTGCCTCGTCCCACGCTTGCTTGGCGTTCTTTGTACTCAAGCCAATATTTTTAGCAAATTGTTTTACCGAATTTCCACCTGTTTTTAAATAAGCCTTTGCCGCTTTGACTAACGCTTTATGCAATCTATCTAACGCTTCTGCCGACTTTTCTCCTACGTTTTTAGCTGCAAAGCCTAACTTAGTAAAATCCCCCGCATTTAATACGTCTTGTACGGCTTTCCATACTTCTTCATTAGCTTTCTGAACTTCTGATTTACTATCACCTGACTTAGATGATGGAATAGAAGTATCACTCTTTAACGCTTCATCGTACTTGCCATCTAGCATATCAGCTAAGATTTCTGCTTTAGTACCCTTGACTTCTACTCCTTTTTCTTCTAGCTTTTTAAAGTTAGTGTCGTAGTTGTCAATTAACTCTTTTGCTTTTGCCTCTTGTTCGCCAAATGCTTTGAGTGCCTTGTCCGTCTTTTTGTCGGTGCGTTGGTCTAATACGTCCTTAAATTTCTGTACCTTTTCGGTGGCTTGCTCAACTTTGGTTTCTTCTTGGGTTTTAAACGTAGACTTTTCTTGATTTTTGCCTAACTCCATTTGCCCTTGCAACTTATCATCTACTAATCCTTGTGCCTTGTCGTAGGCTTCTTTAGCTTCATCAAGTTTGCGTTTAGCGTCTTTTGCTTTTTTGGCTAGGTCTGCGCTATTGTCAAACAACTTTTGTTCTTTGCCGTCAAACATAGAACCTTGTTTGTTGGCTAAGTCGGTTTCTAGTGCTTTAGTGACTTTGTTGTATTCACTTTCGGCATCTAAGAAGTTACGCTTGGCTTCTGCAAGCCTTTCTTCGTTTTTACCTCTTGCATCTTCTTGATTTTCAACATTCGTTTCGCTTTCTCCTCGTTGGTTAGTTGTGTTTTTTGCGTTTGCATAGTCTAATTCTTTTTGTTTTTCTTCGTTAGATAATGTATTTAGGTATTCATCGTACTCTTTTGCTTCTCTGATAATATCTTCTTCAGTAATGCCACTTTCTTCTAGTTCAGTAGCATACTCGTCCATTTCAGATTGTTCTTCCCAATTCAAGCCGTTTTCTTCGTACCACTTTTTTTCTTGCTCTGCCTTGTATTTACCTTCTTCAACATAGGCTTCATATTGAGAGCGTGTCATTCCATAATTCTCAATGAACGAAGCATCGTCATATTTTTTAGCCAACTCTGCTTGTATATCAAGTTTACTATCGTATCTACTTAATACCTCAATAATTTCGCTTCTTATTTGTTGTTGGTCGTACTCCATATCGGGGTTCATTGCAGTCATTTCTTCTGCAATATTCATAACCAAATCGTCCATCTTTGGTGCTTTGCTAGAATGAACCCAACTACGTTTTTTAAAATCTTCCTTGCCTCTAGTTTCAGAAATCACGTTCCCCTTACTTGTTATTCTTCCACCACCTTTTTGCGAACCAAAGCCCGTTTCCGACTTTAAATCTTCGGTGTTTATTCTACCACCAACGGCAAAATATTTCATTACTGCATCAAACGTATCTAGTGGCACATACTTTCTTGATGCCTCTAGTATTTTAATTGGCTTGACTTCGGCTACTTGTTCTACTTTAGGTGCTTCTTGGATAACCTTTTCTGTACTTTCAATAAATTCGGGTGCTGTTTCAACCGCCACTTCGCCATCGGGCGCAATAGGGGTAACAACTTCTGCTTCCGTTACTGTTTCAGTAGGGGTTTGTACTGCTTCGACCTTTTCTTCTGTCACCGTAGGCTCTAACTCCACTTCAACCGTTTCATCTGTTTTCTTCTGCGCCTCGACTACTTTTGTTTCTTTTTGAACGGGTGCTGTTTCAGTAGGCGTGGCTTCGCCTTTACCTATCACTCTATTAGCATCGTCAATAATTCTTTTCCCGTCTGCACTATCTGCACCAACAGCTATTACCTTGCCATCTTCTCCCTTTAAATACACTACTCTCACCTTGCCGTCAGCATCTAGCTTAACCCCATCGGGGGCGTTCTTACTACTAGCAATTTGATATTTACCGCCTTTATATAAAACATTAGTCCCGACAGCTATATCGCCACTTAGTAATTGAGAATTAGGTTCAGCAACCGTTTCGCCAACAACTTGCTCAAAACCTAAATTAGCCAAACTTCTAAAACTTGCACCTGCTTGTTTGTCTATAACCAACCCCGCAGAATTTCCATCGGGAACAAACTCTACATCACCCTCTGCGTTCACAAACACAAGACCCGTTCTACCGTCTTTATACTTTACACGGATAGGTTGGTCTGTAACTAATTTGGTTTTCCCGTCTTGATTGTTCTTTTGTCGTTGCTCTAGTTCCGCTAATTTTTCTTTATCGTATTCTTTATTGCTATCTCTAGCTGCTTGAAGTAGATTAAGTTCTTTGCGCTCATCGGGCGTTAAAGGAAACCCTGCTTCAACTTTTAGTTTAGTAGATAATTCGTTTATTTGTCTATCAATTTCTGCAATAACAGCAGGTGAAGCACCTTCTTTTGATGCTTCTAATTTGTCAATCTGTACTTGTAATTCAGTAACTTGTACTTCAACATCTTCGTTTAACCCCGCTCCCTTTATCTTGTCATACGCTTTAGCCTTAGCTACTATGTTTTCGCCCACAGTAGGGTTTATAGTTCCATCTTGAACAGCAGCATCTATGACGGTAGATACTTTATTATAATTTTTAGCAATCGTGTGTTCAAATAATCTCGCAGTTGCCGCAGGTAACTTTGGCAAATTTGCAATAGCGTGGGTCATACCACCTATAATGAACGCATCAATCATGGCTCTTCCGACATTATCAGTAACAGGTTTCCCCTCGTACCAATTCTGCAAAGCAGTTGATGTACCAAACGCAGGTAGCATACCTATTTGACCATACATAAATTGCCTAAAAGAATTTTGTTCAGCTTTTGTTACAAATAGTGAAACACCTACCTTATTACCCGCCATACTTTGCAATGGCATAGTACCTCCCAAAATCATACCTTTAACACCTGCAAATCTAGCATTGCTATTGGCTTCTTTGCTAGCTTCTTCATCTGACATCCCTTCTGCCTTCTTTGATGCGTATGAATTATACCAAGTTCCACCATAATCTTGTGCGCCAAACAAAAGAGAGTTTATTATAACAGAACCTAACACAGAACCTTGAGCCAAACTACCACCTGCTACCAATGGAGCAACTCCACCAAGCATTTCAAAACCTTGTGATACTAAACCATCTGCTTTTTTTGGACTAATTACATTGTCTTTGTACCATTTCATTTGAGCAGCACTCTTAGCTTCATCGTCAAAGCCAAACATATTAGCTAACCCTATTGCAGTTGTTTCTAGTGAATTTTCCGCTCCATTTAAAAAAGCCTCCATAGGGTTTAAATCATAATAAGTATTCCCGTATTCGTCTTTTTTATTTGGTGTATATTGAGCATTTTTTCTAGCTTTTTCAATAATTGGGTTTAATTTAGTTTCGTAATTTTCTATTTCCCCAATTAATTTTTGATGCTTATTTTGAAACATTATAGTTTCATCATACATTTCACCAACATTTTTATATTTAGGTTTAATATATGATACTGTTTGTCCTTCTGCGTTTAATGTATATTTTGGAGTTACTTGTTGATTTCTTAAATTTTCAATTTGTTTTTTAATTACTTCAACGTCTTGAGTTTGTTTTGCTAATTTAGGGTCTTTATTATCTTCAATAGTTTTATTTAATAAAGATTGCAACTGAACTAAATTTTTTACTTGGTCGTATGTATAATTTTCTGTTGCTATTGAAAATGATTTACTTGCCTCTTGTTCAGCTAAGGATTTTTTATTCGATAATTCGTAACCTTCTTTTTCTTCCGCTAATCTTCCTTCCGCAGTCATTTCTTTTGTAACAACATTAACAGCAGATTGGCTATCGGAAGCCGATGGAGTTACAACTTTTTGTTGCATCTTCACATCGCCACCACTCCATTGATATGTAGTAGGTGCGCTATCCTTTGTTCCACTCCCTTGCGAAAGCCCTGATTGAGGCGTAGAAACGGTCTTTGAAACTTCTACGCTTCCACTTGTAGGTTCGTTTAATTTTTTTTTTGGAGGCGGTGGCAATAAATCACTTTCTCCGTTTTGCGAAACTACTTTCTTTGGCGGTGGTGGCAATAATTTTTCTTCCATTATTGTATTTTATATCCTTGTGATGTATAATAGTCAACCAATTCTTTCTCGGTGTATCCTTCAAATCCTTTAGTACCTACTTTACTTTTTATCGTTTGCAATGAAACCGTTTTTCCTTCTTTCTTAGGTTCTTCCTCTTTCGGGGCGGTCTGCGGTGGAGTTGCTGTTGTTTGTGTAGTGGTATCAGCAACAGTCGGTTGCGGAGTAGGTTTCGCCACTCTAGGGGTTGACTTTATTATCTCAAGTTTTTTATTTTCCCCTTCTTTGTATTCCACTTCCAAATATTGCCCCGAAAAATCAGCAGGTACTTTACCTTTCTCGTATTTAGGTAAAGTTGTACCCGCTTTAATCATTGTCTGCCGTAGGTTTGCACCGTATTTTTGTTGTTCTGTTTTGGTGAAAGGGTGTATCTCTCTACCTTCTTTGTAGATAATGCCATTTCCGTCCTCTTTTGAGTAACTCTTTTCCTTACCAACTTCTGCCCAATAGTTTTTCATATTGTCAATAGATTGGTCAGCACCATTAACAAACGTGGCTTGTGCTGCTATTTCCGCAATGTTCTTGTATTGCTTGAACGGAGAAGATATTTTGCCGTCATTGAAGTCGTCTATACTGCTTTGACTAGCATAGAACTTAGTTCCCGTTTCTTTGTCTTGCATAAAGTACCTAACATAGTCGGGTGTAGCAATCTTATATATAGCACCATTCGCCCCTTCTTTTGTTTCAAACTTTTCCCCTACCGAAATTGGACTTAATACTTTAGTAGCGTAAACTTCTCTATCGTACTTAGGCGCAACATCGCTAATCGTCATATTGGTGTATATTTCGGGGCTTCCTCTATCCACTTCTATAAACCAATTAATCAATCCTGTTGCAGCTTTCTTCTTTACACTTTGTTCTGCACCGACTTTAGCCATCTCTTTTGTGGTGGCAGTTTCTTCTTTATAGGAAGCTGTTTTTTCTACTTGATTTCTTCTTTCTAATTCACCTCTAGCGATTATTGTTTCGGGGGATATCGGTCTGCCTAATCTTTTACTCTCTTTTGCCGCTTCATCTACATAGTATTTATACAAAGAAGCGTCAGTCATTTCACTAGCTGCCAACTGCTCGCCTTTTTCCAATCTTTTACTAGCGTCTAACATCCTAGCAACAAAAGGTTTAATTGCATTTTGATATTCGGGTGTAGATGCAAGACTAGCGGGTGCGCCCGTTACCAAGTCGAAATCACCATCATCAATTATCACCCCTTTGTCGTCATATTTGATTGGTTTTAACTTAAATGAAGTACCTTCTTCTATAATCTTACCATCCTTCCCTACTACTTCTTCTGTCTTTTTAAGTGGTATGTTTTTAACAAAGTCATCCGTAACTTCAATCATACCTTTTGGCTTTATAGGTTTGCCATATTGTTGCATTGCCTTAAAAAATCTACCACTTAAAGCATTTTCTCCCGCACTTTGTCTTAATTCAACAGTTAATTTATTTTGAGCATCTAAGTCGGTAGTCGCATCGGGCTTGTATTCTGTAAGCATTTTTGATGCTTGCCCTAAGTTATTTACCAATATCTGCAAATCGCTTTTAGCTATCTCCGCTTCTTTCTTTTTTAGGTTAGCTGTTTCACTATCTGCTCCCGCATTATAAACAGCCATTTCATATTCTGCCGCCTTTTTCTTTAGTTCGTCTGCTTTGGCTTTTACTTGAGCCGCACCTTCGGGCAAAAAGTCTTTAGGCTCATAAGACAAATCGGCAACAAGGTCTTTAGCTGTTTTTAGTTTAGCTTGGTCGGCTAATGCTTTTTGCTTACCCCAATCCTCTAGGTCTGCTTGAACCTTTAACCCAATCTCTTGCGCATCATACTTCGGCTTGTCAAATATAACCGCCCCTACCCCCGCACTTGCTTGGTTAGGTAACATACTTCCACTTGGCTGTACTATCTGCATATTAATCTTACTTTTTAGCTAACGCCTTTAATATCAAAATTTGTTGTTCGGGCGTTTTACCCGCCAATAATGCGTCAATATCTACTCCACTATTTGAACCGCCCGTTGCAGTTGTACCAAACAAAATATTTCTTCTTTGAGCATCAAAGTCTTTTGTACTCAATCCTTTTGCTTTCAAAGTATTAATATCCGCACCCGCACTAATTCCCTTGCCTAAAGCCGTTCCCAAGCCCGTAACCGTTGAACCTACATTCTCTAGTGCTGTTTGTTTGTTGGCTGTGCTAGATTGTAATAACGCTTCCGCACTAGCCATAATTGCACGCTTTTCGGCTAGTTGTTCTTGGGTCAATCTCTCTTGTTCCGCCCCTACTCCTTTCAATTCTTGGATAGCGTTTTGTCTGTTGCCCAATTTAAACTGACCTTGCGTTGCATCTAAGTTCACCAATTCTTTATTTTGATTTGCCAACACAGCAGAAATAGCATCAGCCGTAACGCCACCATAAGGACTTGCTTCTCTAATTGAACGTAGCGCATTGGCTGAATTAGCGTCTATATTTGCCTTTGCCGCCCCGTAGGTGGGCATACCACTCTGCGCTAACAACTCTGCTTCATTCAAAGCAGTCATAAATTCGGGGCGTATCTCTCTCTTTTTTACGTTCTTGGCTTCTTGTTGCAACTCCCCCGCACGTTTCTTCTGTTCCTTTGCTACTTGAAACTGATTAACCATCGAAGGGATTTGTGCTAATAAACCTAAGCCCGAAGCCGCTAATTGAGGAATGAACATACTATATTTTTGCTACAAAGATACTAAAGTTATCCGATTTCTATATAACCAATTTCTTTAAATCTTCTTCAAGTTGTGCGCAATTAGACGCTGTGTATCTCAATACCTTATACCCCAATATTTGCGCTTGGTTATATTTTTCTGCGTCTTTTGTGTACCCCGTTACGTTGGTGTGCCTTGATGCGCCACCGTATATGCCCTCGTATTCGATTAGGACTTTCAATCCTTCGTGGTAATAGTCTGCTCTCCATTTGCGCTTTGGGTGGAATTTAAACTCGGTTTGCCATCCTTTAATCACTTTGTTCATCACCGTCCACATACGGTCTTTATAGTCCGCTTTTGAGTTTGGTGTTTTCTTCTTTGGCGCACTCGGTTTCTTGGTAGGCTTCTTGGTCTTACTCAAGTTCTCTAGTAGCTTCTGATACTCTTGTGTTGATATGCCCATAGTTTATTACTTAACTCCAAATAGCATAAAGAAATCCACAAAAAACCATAGCAAAAGCTATGATAGCACTAATCAAACAGATGTGAAGCCAAATCTCCCACCTACGCCAATCTTTTAGAGCCAATAAATAACTAAATAAGGTCATTGCAATTAGAAGCAAAAATATTGTAAAGTAAATATTGGCGTAAAGCATATAATTTATTTTTGTTTATAATCTTTAGATACTCTTATGTGATTTATTATTTAAAAACGACACAACTTCTAAGCACACAATCAAGGGTTTTTTTACTCCTAATTATACCTCTAAACAAAATATCATCAGTTCCTGTGTATGGCGAATAGCTAAGTTCATAAAAATGTGAAAAATTCAAATGAATAACTAATCCTAATCGAATAGCTTTAAATCCGTGAGCGTCTGTATTGCTTGTACTACTTTTTTCGTAAGAAGTAACAATAAGCCCGTTACCAAAATCTTTTCTAGTAGCCCAAATAAACCCCCATTCTTGCAGTAAATTATAATCTAGTAAATGTTTCATATCGCAAATGTAATTTGATTACACCAATATAAATAGCCAAATAATGTTAATACTTTCTCATTTGCATAAACGACCTAAATGATACGGGTTCTTTTTTAGTCCTAGTCTTTAACTCTCTAACAGGCATCAAGGTGTATGCACCCGCTACAAAGCTATCGAAAGGGCTGATGTTATCGTAACCCACTTCACGGCAATCCGTCAAGAAGTTAGGAAACTTACATCTGTTACCGTGTGTTTCAATGTACCAATCCACACTCGCAAATAAGCTGTCCTTCATTGCGCCCCCTAGTGTCGTTGCGCCCGAATTGATGTTCTCTTTAATCTGTACCACGCCATCTTTCTTAACCAATTTCTTTCCGTAGTGCAAGTATTTTTCATACCCTCTGCGGACGAAGTGCTTGGAGATAATATCTGCATTCATTTCGGGGTTCACCTTGCACGAAGAATAGATAGCCCACATCAACATATCCTCTGCGAATAGGTCGGTAGTGGCGGGGCGATAAAGGTACTCCCCTACAAAATCATCGGTCAGCCAATCTATCTCATCTTTTTGTCCGTCTATTGATTGGTCAAAGTACATCCATTGATACCCCGCACCGTGCGAGGGTTTGTTGGAAGTGGTTACATTGTACTTAAAGGGGTCACAGCCAATAACGAATTTATCGAAGTTTAATGGCATCCTTTTTCCCCCGTTCTCCCCTTTTCTGTTCGATTGTTCTTGGTCTAGCACATAAGCCATAAGCCATCGCCCGTTAGGGGTTGGTCGCCAAATCACTTCTGTATCTTCTTGCCCGTCTTTCCACTCGAAGTTGCCACGAACCTTGCCCTTTTCTTTGTCAAACAAATACTCGCTCATTCGGTCATTGATTATCCCTAAGTTAAAGTGACAATGCGTTGCCGAACTTCTAAATGCTTCCGTAACCGTTCTAGGAAACTTTCGTATCTCGTCTTGCTTCTTACGTTGGTCTTTGATTGACCTAAACTTCAAATCCAAATATTCTTTTGCGCCTAGCTTATCCAAGCCTAGTTTAAAATCTTCTTCCGAGCATTGCTTTCTTCTGTCTTCTAATTGATAACCACTAGGATTATCTATTATCGGATAGCCAAATCTGTCCCACAAATAACACTCATAGGACGGAGTGAAGTAGGGAATAAGCCCCGATAAGGTTTCGCCCAATTCGTTTATCTTTCCATCCGCCTCCAACCTAGAACTATCTGCCCACAATTTGATGAACTTTTCTAGTCCACCTTTCTCCATCTCCTCGATTGTTGTTGAGATAATACATTTGCCTATAATCTTATCATCTTCAATTAAGCACGGCTTCACTTTGTCCCACATTTTCACGGGGTCTGCGGGTGGCTTCATTTTACCGCCCTCATCCATAAAGTATCTGTGTAGTTTCTCACCGTCATAAGCCGTATCGGTAGACGACCTATAATCAATCCAACTCTCTAGCGTTCCTTCTGTTACACCGTTGTCCGTAAAGGCTATGTCTTTCTTCATTTTACCCGCCTTGTCATAGGTAGGCTTAAAGAAGAAAGGCAACTTTCTAAATGGGCTTACAATGGCTTTATGAAATAGACTTTCGGCATCGGCATCGGACTTGGACTGCGCCCCCGCAAAGGAGTTCTCATTTCTAGTTACATAGTCTAATAGAATACTCCCCGCTTTGTATGTCTTACCGCTTCTTCTTCGGTTCAAATCACAAAGACCGTACACTCTGTTATTCTTTACTACTTCAAAATCCCATAACCAAAATTGCTTCAAGTCGTTGTACCTAAATGCAGGGAAGCCAATATCTAGTTGGTAGAAGTTAAGGTAGAAATAGTAACTGCCCGTTATGTATAGTGGATTTCCGTTAATCAATACCCACTCCCCGTTTAGCCTCTTATCCCACGCCATCGCTATGAAGTCAGCGCACTCCTTGTCTTTCATTGCTACTGCGAAAGCCTCGTCCCTATCCAATCTATTTAATTTCATTAGCTTGTCGGGAACTCTATCTCGGTAATAGATTTGCTTCATTACCTCTTTGCCGTAGTTCTTGAACTTCTCAATAGGTGGCGGGGTAGTGGGTAACGTAATAAAATATGTTTCTATTTCGGGTATGTTGTCGCACAACGCAACGTGAGGGTTGTAGTCCTTGTAATCAGTAAACTTCATAATGTAATTTAAACACTACAAAGATAACTATTTACCTTGAAAATACTCTTGCTTTAATGCTTCTTCTAACTCAAATACCCATTTCCATTTCGGGTTGTCCCGTATCTTATGCTTGTAATTCTCCCAAAGTATGTGTTCATCGGGAGTTTTTAGTATTATGTTTCGTTTGTCGTATTTGAATTTCGGGAAAGTTTTTTTTCCGATACAATGGCTAAAGCACCAATGCCACATTGGGTGTCCTTTTGGGAGTAAGGGTTCTCCGCTAACTTCACTTCGGTGTACTCGCTCTGACCATATTTCGTTATAGATGTCGATTTCGGATAGTTCGTTGTTGAGTAAACCAACTCTCTTGTTTTTCTTCGTTTCATTTGTTTTCCCCTTTTGCGCCCGACCATAGCACCCCATACACATTTTCTTTGCGTATATGTACTTTTCTTTTTCGCAAGACACACATATTTTTTTCTTTCTAGGTATCACAAAAATATAGAATTATATTTAGTTAATCTTTTCTTGTTAAATTATACTTATGTTTTTTGTCAATATGTTGTTTAAGGTCAAACAAATGATGTTCAGCATACGAATAACAAATCAAAACAATATCAGCTAACTCTGACCTTTCTTGAGGTGTATCTTGAGCTTCTGCTAATTCTAACAACTCCGAAGCTATCGCATCTAAAAATTGTTTTCGGGTAGTTTGTGGCGTTATCTTGCCACGCATAACTGCGCAGTCGTAGATTTGTTTTTGCGTTGGGTTCATAATTCTATATTGTTTCGGGTGGCGATGGCAATGGCATCCAATGGGTTACATCTTGTCCAAAATATCGCATAGGTAGGTTACTCCAACTATAAGGCTTAGTATTATTCCCTTCTTCATCGGAAGCTGTAAACATACTACTCCTTTTAGCTAATACTCTTTTCCCATTTGAATACACTGCTACGCCTTCATCATCCAATAACCCACTTTTCATCTTTAATCGTTCTTCTTGCGATATTCCACTTTCAAATCTTACCACATCGTATTTTTTACTTTGCCTATAATTACCCGCATAAATTAAAACCATTTGGTCGTGTTCGGGTAATTTATCTTCTACTGAAATCCATTCCATATAGTTTATTTATACCGCAAATGTACTCCAAGTTACCCAAATATAAAACACAAAGTATGTTAAAAGACAACGCCCCGTTTTTAGGCGAGGCGTTGATTAGTCCAAAGGTAATAGCCTAGTCGTAATACTCGTAGTAGTAATCTACTGCTGTGGTTTGGTCGCCATCAACAAACAACTGCTTCGCTTGTAGTTCAAACGCATCGCAATAAATGTCGGTTACGTCTTCACTCGGTAGATACACCTTGCGGATAATCTTGTGTTCGTTAATCAACACATCACGAGTGCTGATAGTGTTCTCAATGTTGCCAATCGCAATCAAATCGGTGTACTTCACTACCTTATTTCCTGCGCTCTGTGCGTCCAAGATAGCCTTGAATTGGTCTAATGTTGCTCCGTTGGTTGGGAACAAGTAAGTTGTTCTGCGTAAGTTTAAGTGGCTCACTCCGCCCTCGCATACTTCAACTTGGAATACTTCCAAATTAGTTTGAGTGTCGGGGTTAATCCAAGTTTTTTCAAGAACAAGTAAAATGTTCTCAATGTTCAAATCCTCGAAGCGCACGGGCGTGTTCGGGAAAACGTCAATCCAACCTGCGGTGGACGTTGCTATAAATGGTGCTGCCATAGTTTCCTAAGTTTTAGGCGTTAATTAATGTCGCAAATATAGTAAACTTTTGTGACAATTTTAATTTGCAAATATTCCTAATATTACCCCTAACCCAAATCCCACAAGCAATCCACCTACTCCAAACCCTAAAGACTTTTTAATTGTCTGCCCCTTTTGGAAACTTATCTGCTTCATCATATTGTTCTTCTGCGTCTTGAGCGTCATTATCGCGCTGTCTTGGGCGAAGATAGTTTCGTTTGACTTGGCAATAAAGTTGTTCATATCAATAACACTCACCTTTGCCGTGCGCACAAATTCGTCACATATTTCTATTTTTTTCTCTAACGTCTTGTTGTAGTCCTTGATTTCTTCACACTCGTCCAATTTCTCAACGACTGTAATCATGTCCTTAATGGCTACTACGGTGCTATCTTTTTGCGTGCTTTGACCATAACTTCGATAGGCTATCAGCAGAGATATTAGCATAATTAGGGCGACTAGGTTTCCTTTTTTTGGATTTAAGTACATTGGTGATACTATCATATTTGTAGGTTAAAATTTCAAGTTTGTAAATCCCTTCTGTGACTTTTTCTTGTGCGCCATTGTATTCCACTTTCAAAGCTGACAACCGCTTCTCCTGCTCCGCCAACTTAATCTCGTACTGCTTGGATAGCAAATCAAGTTCAACTTGCTTTCTTGACTTGCCAACCGATAATATAATTAGCGTGTACCCAAAAAATACCACAAGTACAATCGCAATAGGCTTCCAATATAGTTCTAAAAATCTTTTCATAGTTTTATTTAGCTTTCGCAACATTGCAAAGATAACAATACCAAACCTAAAATCACTAACATAATAAACGTGGCGACTAGGTATGCGTATTGCTTAAATTCTTTCACAGCCAAATGTAGTTAGTTCCGTTAATCAGTTGCTTTGTTTCAAATCGCTTCTTTGCTTCTGCAATTGTTAAACCGAAAGTCTTTTGAAAGTGTGGTGTATCTTTAAAATTGACCCAATCACCGCCCCATTCCCAACCGAATAACTTGAATACATAAACAACCTCTAACCAATCAGCAACGCCATCACCGTCAAAGTCTATTTTATTATCCCATGAAGCGGTTTCGTGTGTGCCATTGCCGTCTTTGTCGTGAAGCATTACAATGTCAATAGCTAATCCGTAATTGTGCCATGATTGACCGCCTTTAGCCTTTGTAACTATCGCTCCTGCTTTTGTTCTACCTTGTGCATATAGGGCATCTTGCTCGGCAAACGTGCGAAGTGTAAACGCAAACCTGCAAAGCACTCGACCATTTAAACGCTCACATATTTCTTCGTATATCTCTTTGGCTTCTTGCCTTACTGATGGGTGTAATAATTCAATCCTTTGTAGGGTTAATGCGTCTTTTTTTACACTCATGCGTTTTCATTTTTAATTGATGCGTTTTTATAGCTATCAATATTGTTCAAAATATTCAGCAACAACCCTTGCGGGATAAACCCTATCAAACTTGCGTTCTTTAATGTGGAGATTATCTGAAACACCAAAATAGGCATGATTATAGTTTCACTTAAAAAGAAGGCTGATGGATGCGCTTTTTCTACCGCCAACACCGTAAATAAAATAGTCGAATATGCAAATATGTAATAAACAACTTTTATTGCTTTTCTCGTGTGCCACACTTTGTTTTTTAAAGCAAGTATTGTTCCCATGACCCAATCTGAAACCACTACCACCACAACTCCCATAAATAGATTTGAGTTGTCTAGTACAATCAACTGACTATACCCTAATATAAATGAAAATGAAGTTATGATTAAGTTAAAAAAAAATTCCTCTATTGAGCGTAAATGAGCTATTGATAGTATATTGTGGAACAGATTTTTCATACCACAAATATAACTAATTTCAAATTATGTACAAAAGACTATACATCCCATTTTCTGATAACTCCACTTGTAAGTAGTCTATCAAAAGTTTCTGCTTCTACAAACTTAAATTGTTGGTCTTTGAATAGCCTAAGTAGTTCGTATCCCTTTAGCACCCCGTCCTCGTAAACTACTTGCCACACGATGAAATACTTAGCACCTTCTTTGGTTACTTGCTGATAGGTTTCGTACATATACGCACGAAGATTAACTAGCTTTTTAGGCTTTTCTGTTGTAGGAGTATTCATACATTATTTTTTATAATTTAAGTTAATAAATAATTTGTGAATTATATTTCATACATATTGCTTCTTTTATATGATTGTAACTTACATAATTTCTAATTACATATCAATGAAGCGTTGAGCCTTATTTATTAGAAGATTTTTTAGCTAAACAATATAACTAACAATCCCATCTTTTGCGAGCCGCTTTGCCTCTTTCTCCTGTCCACCCTTCGCTTCTTGCACAAAAAGATTTCTTTCTAGCTTTGTCGGCTTCGGTCTTAGGTTTTGGTGCAGGTGGTTTAAGGTTAGAACCTGTTTCTCTATTATATTTTTCACGACCTTTAGCAGTTAGTCCCGCCCCTTTAGATACAGGTAATTTCTCACCTCTGCCTACGCTTAAATTTACATTTTTAGCCATAGTTATTTTGATTTAATTTTTTTTTCTTGCTTTTTCATTTCTTTTGTAGGCTTGTTAGGCTTTGCTCCTGTCTTAATATTTTGTTTAGCCTTTTCTCTAATGTTGTCATAAAGACCTCTTTGAGATACACTACCGTCTTTTCGTTTTATCATTTCTTTCATAATTTTTTATTTTAATGTTTTGTATAAGCAAATGTAATAAAATTATCTAAACGACTTCACAATAGTAGTGAATATTGTTTGAATTGACGCAAATAGTGGGCTAGAATTAACAAACTTTAATACTAATTCTTCTCCCCTTAGATTGCGCCCGTTGACTATCGGGTTAGTAACCGTAGTGTCGGTAGTGTCCCGTAGGAACGAAGCCGCCCAAAGGTTCTCCTTCAATCTAAAGTGAGCTTTTTTAAGCCTCGACTGCTGACCGTATCTATTGGTGATTTGCTCAATCTCCCATTCGCTCTTTAGTGGGTCGCCTTGTATTCCATAGAATGATATAGCGTGGAATGTTTGCTTGTCGCCAATCTTGCAGACTATCGGTGTAATCTCGCTTCTGTACTGCACTCCGTAGAAATTGTTGTACAGAGTGTTGGTATTGTGAAGCCAAAGTTGTCCGTCTTTGAAACTCACTAAATCACGTTGAATGTATGAGTACATTTCGGGGGTGAATGAATAGAAACTCGACCATCTGTTCTTGTCCTCGTCCCATCCTATCGTGGATTTTTCACCATCAGAATTAGTAGTGGTCAAGAAGTACATTCTAAAGTAAGGGTCAAATACCCCTACCGCCCGACTTACCCCGTCAGCGCACAACTGACGAATATAAGACCTTACTAACTTATCACTAATCGCATCAATACCGTTGTTATCGTATCTCCATACTACCCCTTTGGCGGTGTCAAGTCCGTACACGAACCCTTGATATGACGCAATGGAATTGTATTTGTCCGACCCGTATTCGGACTGCATAGGTCTATCGTTCCCAAAGTACGCATCAGAGATTGCCAATAACCCGTCCGTTTGGTTTGCGTCCGAGAGTGAACGTAGTTCGATATAATTAGCCACAACTTTGTTCGTGTGAACAGATATAAGAGTATTACCGACATAGACTAATCTTGTTATCGCTCCAAAGTTTACGTTTAGTATCTTGAAGTTTGATGTTTCAAAACTTGATAACCCATTCACAGCACTTCCCTCTATAAATATGTTAGAGTGTTGCATCATTGTAGGGTAGTGGATTTGCTTGAATGTTTCATCTATTACCCCTACTCGCCCGATGTCCTCGTCCTCACTTGCAAAGAAATCACTTATACTTCTGTCCTCAACTACCAATGGGTAGATAGCCGAAAAGTTAGTGGTATCATCTAGCACAGGAATAGAACGACCTCTCCAATATGTGTCGCCACTATCAAACACTACGGTGTTGTTTTCATACGCACCGTTGATTATCTTAATCGGTTGACCACACTCAAAGAACAACTTATCCTCTGTTACGGGGCGGTTGTTGTACACCTCGAAGAATGTTCCCGACTTAATCTCGCTTAGGCTTACTCTGTTTTGAATGAGTAACCACCCGCCCGTTCTATAACTCAATACTTCGGTGTCGAATAGTCCGTTGAAGTAGTTAATATCTCTGTCAGCTATCAGTCTTAGTCTGTCGCCATCTTCATACGCATAACCCACTTGACTGCTGTTATTTTGCCTAGCGTATGTAGCTATGTTGCTTATGTTAATCATTATCATTGTGGCATCGCCATTCTGATAAGTTGTTTCAATGAATGTATCTAGGTCGTTGTCGTAGCTTGTGATGTACTTAACCTCATTGGCGCACCATTGTAGGTACTTGCCTTGATACAAGTTCTTTGTCCACATAAACCTAAAATACTTAGCCCAACTTGGCGGTGGTGTTGTAATGGTAGCCGTGATAGTAGGTCGCCCGTATTTGTATGTGTTAGGGTCAGTGTACTTGTCGGGGAAATAAGTATTTAAATCTTCTGTGATAAACGGTATGTAAACTTCTGACGCTTGTACCACCGAACAAAATCTTCCGTGTTCATCGTAGAAGCGTCCGCCTAATAGGTATGAACCGCCACGTTTTCGGGCTTTTCCAAGTGTTGCTTTTGTTTCATTTGCTAAATAATCGCCAATATCATAGATAGCAGTTATTGAATATGGTGGCGGTATTGTTCCTGCATTTGCGCCTATTGGTTGAACATCAATATAAAGAGTATATCCATTCACATATTCTATTCCGCAAAAATTTGACATAAAGACTAAGTCGCCAAATCTTTGTTGGTATGGTGCTAACAATCCATTTTTGTAAGTAGTGCCAAAAGTTCGCAATGTAAATTGACCATTAACATCTGTTTTTACGGTTTGACCCCATTCCATACATACGTTAATTCCAACTACTCCCTCTCCTGTTGTTTGTTCAACAATTCTTCCTTTTATAAATGTTGCATTTTCAGCTCTTGATGTTGCAAGGGCAGTCGGGGCAATCCATTGTTCAACTTTATCAGGGTCGTTATTTGCAAAAATTGAACTATATCCACCTATGGAAGCGAATTGTGTTGCGTAAGGACTATAAGGAATTGAAACTCCACTTATATTTCCAAACAACAAATCATTTATACTTCCACTATAAAATGGAGATGTCAAATATCTAAATCTCGATGTTGTTCCACCTGCACTTATTAAAACAACTCCTTTATTGCTATCTACGCCATATCCATCTATCCTGCAATACCAAAAGAACCCGTTATGGTCTGTTAAGGAAAGATAGGATTTCCCATCATCGCTTATTTTGCCTTCGGGGGTTAATGGAACAGATTGTTTTAAATAATAAAGGCTATTGAAAGAGAACCATGCGCCAACCGATACTTCAACAACGGATTGCTCAACAGGTACTCCTAATTTAATTTCATCAATGCCTATTTCCCCCTCGTTGTCATATAAATATCCTACTCCATGACTTTTTGATAAACCATCGTATCTGTCAGCTAAATCACAAACTACTATTTCGCCTGCATATACGTTGCCATTATTTACCGTTACTTTCAATTCTTTGTATGGCTGAAAAGGCTTAAATGAATTTGATGTAGTATCAAACGGTATTACGCCAAGCAAAGGCATAGATGTTTTCTGATATGCAGTACCATTATACAAGTCATATATTTGCCCTTTGTCTAACTTATCGCCATAAGAACACCAATTTGAGGCAAGTCTTATTAAATATGTACCATTAGGAACATTTTTAAAAGTAACCGAACTTGATATTTCATTATATCCAAATGGAGTATTCCCCCCCGTTCCTGCCAATAAGAATTGACCTATTTGAGTTTGTGTAGATAATGTTGTTACTATCGCTCCGCTTTGCGCTGTTGGAAGATTATGAGGAACGCCATTTATTGTAGTAGGTTGTTGAGATATTGCAAATCTTTCCGTTCCTGCCAAATAAGCAACAAAACCTCCTTCGCCTAATCTTTGGTCATACACATCTTCCATACCTGCCCTAACGTGAAATGAACCCTGACCTACATTTAATTGTTGCCCTCCATAGTATATTTCGGGATTTTCTCTTGTTGTATCAATAGCAACTAATCCTCTTTTAAGTAGTGATTTAGGTGCTTCCCCAAACTTAGACCAATTTGATGGTGTGTTCAAATCCAAATATGGAGAGTATATACTTATATTTAAAGTTATGTCATACCCAAAATTAGCTACTTCCTCAAAATCTTGTTCAACCGTTACCTCCAAGCAGTCGGGCGTGTCGTACCCCTTTGTGACATTTGATAGCACCGCACGGTTTTTAATCACCAAACCATCACCGCACTCTAGCGGAACGTCATCGTAAGGCTTATTAACCGTTGCATCATCAATAGCAGTTGTGGCTATGTCGTTGTAGAATGTGTAGGTAGCCGTAATATTTCCGTCAACTAAATCTACCCATTGGCAGTAGTCGAGATTTTCAACTATTCTCCATATCCCCTCGTTGCCCTCACGCACCAATATCCGTACTTGTTTGATAATGGACATTGAACTAGGTGTTACTAAAGAGGTATCGGGTATGGTCAACTGAATACAATTATACGCATCGTTCACTCCCGAACCGCACAGCATATTGTTAATAGGAATGGTACTAATTGACCCTAGTGCGAGGTCGCTTCCTTCGTTGTCGTCATACCAATATTGCAATCGGAATTGAAACACCTTTTCCGATACTCGATTGTACAATATACTTGGGTCTTTCGCAAATTCAACCAATGGCTCTAATGGCGGTTGCCATTTCGCTCTGTCAAATATTCTATCCGTCAGCACGTTGCCGTACCAATTAGTCGGTACAATAAAGTAGTAAGGAAAGTTATCAATAGTCGGATAGACTAGGTTTACTTGCTTCTCGGTTAAAGTAATCTTGCAGTCGCAATATTCGGCTTCAAAGTATTGACTTAGTTCTGCGTTGATGAAGTCAGCTAGTTGTTCTAATTTCGCCCCGACACCTTCATTGTCTAAGAAAAATAGCTTAGTGGTGAGCAACGTGCCGTTCATCGAGTACACATTGAAATCCACAAGGTCATCGCCCGTTACGGATTTCGCTATTACTATTTCCCACTCTTTTTTCTTGTTCGCTATCGGTGCTTTCTCAATGTTTATCTTTCTAGGTTTGGGGTCGTTCCAATACAGCAACCTATTGCTCTGCAATGTAACCCCTTTAATCTCGGTGTCTGCGTTCCAACCAAAATCGTATTCCACAATCAAACTAATTTTATTTGATGCGTCTTTGTCGTATCTTAGTATTTGGTCTTTGCCACTACCCGTTAAATCGTGCAAAAAATAAATAACAGTATTTTCTTGAATGTCCGCATACGCTCCAACTACTTTTGTGCTATTGGTCGGTAATGTGTAAGGCTCAAGTGTGTTACCCTTAACAGAAGTAATCACATTCTGTTGACCCGTGTACGCCACGCCACTCACAATGTTCAAGGCGGTTCTCCAATCGGTACTCGCCACACGCACATCGGATTGGTCTAAATCCATGCCCCCAACTAAATCGTTGATTAATTTTTCTTGCATATTGCAAAGATAACAAATTAGGTGTAGTTTGTTTTATCTATTGACCTGCTATCTGACGCTGATTAGCCATCTCGTATAGTAGCTCCTCTCGAATGTTAATTGCTAAATATTTTAGCACACGATAAGTGAAGTCAATGTGTAGCGTTTCGGGGTATTCTATTTGAACACTTGTCAATGGGTCGTATGTTGTTAAGTCCGTTGCAGGGTCTAGTATGTATCCTCTAACGGGCGTTACGGGTATGCGAAGATAAGTCAAATCAATCTTCTCGATTATTTTTGGAAACACTTTCCACCCTGCCGAGTACCACGCACCTACGGGGTACTCGAAGTCGGGGTACACCACCGTGTTGTCTAATCTATCGGACAACTCACCGTCTGTTACTAATTCAATTGTTCTTGTTCTCACATCGGGCGTATCGCAACCGTTGTTCAATATTCTTGAATATCTTAATGAACTGAACGCACCGTAATCAGTTGGGTAAGGAAACACACCACCTACTTTATTAATCTCCACTTCGGTAACAAACTTACGCATATCATCCGATATTTTAGTCGTTACTTGCCACTCTTGCCTAGACTTTGCTTGTCCTACTTGGTATTCTTCGGGTATGCCTACTTTTGTCTTAAACAGTTCTAAGTTAGCACTAGACATAGCGATATTGAACTCATCCGAACTAATCTGCCTAGATTGGCTTTTGTCGCTTAGGAAGGAAATTAACAAATAAACATCATTTACATTCATTATCCTACTCTAGTATAAGTTATTGAAACAAACCCTCTGCCCCCTGCCGTTGTCTTGGCGGTGGTAATTCTTATGTCGTCATTTATTGCCACGCTACCTCCTGACGTAATTGTCGCACCAACTCTAGTCCCAAATGCTGTTGAAGCGGGGATAGAAGCTAATCCTCCCGTCATGTTTGTTCCACTATTATCAGCAAATTGAATTGTGCCTGCATCTGTTCCCGCTAACGCTTTTGTGCAAACAAATTGATACGATGAAATAGTACAAGCGTAAGGGAAGTCAACAAAGATAGTTCCTACTTCTCCCGTTTCAAAGCTAACAGGTACAATCAATGTTTCGGTAATCGAACTTATTGAAGTTACACCGCTACTCACTTTTACAAATCCCGTTGCGGCACTTGCGTCTAGTCCTAACCCACCACGCACGGGCGAAAGGGTTGCCTCGCTTGAAAATGCACCTGCACCACTATTAATTAAAACGTGACTTGCTGTTCCGTTTGCTAGTTTGCTTCTGTCAATAGCGGCACTTGCGTTTACGTCTGCATTAACAATTACTCCCGAAGAAATTGCTGTTACCCCTGCGTTGCTAATAGTAACGTCACCCGTTACTGCTACTGCGGTTGGTACGTTTGAGCCACTACCGACTATAATGCGCCCCGAAGTCAATGGTTCGAGTTTAGTAATCGGAGTTGAGCCGTCAATTAGAATATCGCCATCTAATATATTAGGCAAAGAAATGTTTTGAGTTACAGATAACCCCCAAGCACCGTCTATAAACAAGAAGCTATATAAAGCACCGTTTAACGCATTTGCTTCGCTTATAGTTTCGCCATTTATAGTAAACGTATTCCCGTTTAAATCAATGTTTGAGAAATACACATCCACTTGCTGACTATCGCTAGGCGTTCCACTAAAGTTGAATACCAAGTTAGCAGATAGTACCGTAGGACTAGCATCGGGTTGCACATAGAACCCATCTGCGGAGGTAGATAACTCAAAGGTGAATGTTCCACCTAGTGAAGTTATTGGATATATCGGTAATACTTTGCTCATTTTCTTTTTTTTATATTGTTATTACTGTGTATAGTATGGTAATTTTAACATCGCTATCACCTGCTGTTGGATTTGATATTCCCGTAGAAATAGCAAGATTTACATTTTCGGCTAAATTTGCGCCCGTCCACGATGCAGTCGTCTGTACACTTCTTTGTAAATAAAAATCTGCTGTTTTATCTAACGTAGCACCAAAAGAAATCAATAGTGTTGTGTTATTGTTCCAAAATAATCTTAATGCTGTGTCTGTTGCGTATGGTGTTGTATTATAGTTTATTGAAATAGCAACTTGAATAGGGCATAAAACAGTACCAACTCCTTGTGCGGCAACTAATTCTATTGGCGTTGTGTGTATTTGCAATAACTCTGCACTTGTAATTACTCTAGTAGCACTTAGTATAACACCCGCACTACTTGATGTCCAAGAAGCATTACCACTTGCGTCAGATGTCAATACCTTGCCGACACCTTCTGCGCCATTTACTATTTTAACCCCTCCTTGAAACTCAACTTCCCCCGTATGGAGATAATTCTGATTTTGCTCTATTGCCATTTTTTTAGTTTTTTATTGGTAATCAATTTGTACTTCTGATGCTCCGCTTATTGCTAATACAAAGGTTAATATATCCGTAGTGTTGTCGTATGTCCAATCAGCAGTATCTAGCAACTCGCCATCTAAGTAAACCCTTCTAATTGTCTTACCAAAGCTACCGATTACGTTAGGGTAAGTTTGAACCGCATTAGTTGTCGTAAATGGTACACCGTAGAATATGGCGGCAGAAGCACTCACTTGAGTTCCGTATTTAACCACTTCAACTTGGAATAATTCACAAGTGATAGGATTGTATCCATTATCATCTGCATATATTTGAATATCTAGTGCGCCCGCCCAAGTGGGTGCTATTGTTTCAAGAGGGAAATTCCACTTCTGAACTTGATTATAAGGAGAAACCCAAAGTAAAGGCGGTGCATTTGTAACAGATAGAGTTGAATATCCATCTATCATACCGCCTGTCGGGGTTGTCCTCGTGATATACATTTCAATTTCTGCAAGAGTTTGGTTTCTTGTAAACGCTGAAAAAATAGATACAGCAGAACCGCCTAAGTAAACATAGCACTCTTTAATATTAACCCCAACTTCGGGCGATGTGGTAAATCTTGCACGAATTTTAAGTATGTCGCCATTATTGGCTATCGTTCCTGCGGGTAATTGATATGTTTTATTGGCTAGTAATTCTAGCGCATTAGTAGTTGTTGTTGAATTTGTTATGTCATTATGAAGTACGATTGCTCCACTTGCCCCATCTAATCCGTTAGCCCCTGCTGCGCCTGTTGCGCCCGTCACACTCGCCAAGCTAAACAAGTTCACCCAAGTGCTTCCCTCATTATAACTTACTTGTATCCAAGTTCCCGTGTTCTGAAATTCGGGTGTTACACCATCCGTGCCATCTTCTCCGTTTATAATTGAAGTAGGTACTACGGGAGTTGGGTTGTCATTTGCGCTACATCCGCAATCACAAGTAGGGTCTAGCCCCAAAATAGCATAAGCCTTGTCAATATACCCTTGCACCTCGCTTTGTGGGCGACCACATCTAGTTGCTTGTATTGCTAAGACATATTCGTCCATAGCCAAACTCCAAGCACGTTCCATCTCTGCCGTATTCACCTTGCCAAACTTTTTGAACAAGTCGGCACGATAGGTTTTCAATACACACAATGTCTTACACAATGTATCGGCTTCTACCAAGAACTCTTTGCTTCCGCTTACCTCACAAGTAGTATATGTGTCGTTTGCTTTTAAGGTTACAATCGTGCTTTCAATCTGTACCGACCAAGTAGTTGTTACGATATTTGTGTACACATTGGTTGTCGCAGAAGTTGACTGACTAGGTAGTCCGCTAATCGGTGGCGGGTAAATGGTGTGGCTTCTTGTCAACGAAACATAAGCACCATAATTAGTGGTGTCCGTTGTCGTAATGACTGCCGTAGCGTAGTCCACATCTACATCAATACTTACCACCGTAGTGCAACCACATACAAAAGAAGTAGTCGTTGCGCTACCATAAATAGTGTCATCACCTTGTATTACTTCGCATTTTAAGTCAATAGTATATGTTCCCGTAATGTAGTTACCCAAAACGTCTGTCGGGATACTCTCTGCTAACGTATTTGTGTTATTATCAAAGTCAGGTGAATTGTAATTATCGGTGTCAAATCCTGCATTTTGATAAACAACTGCGCCCGTTGGGTCAACAATTTTAACCAAAGTAGCCCATGTGTTTGGCGCAATCACGCCAAGCCCTGCGAAGTTTGTTAAATCAGTCAAGTCTAAATCTCCATTGACCAAATTAAATTCTTTCTTAACTCGTAATGCGCTTGATAATTGGGCGGATGTGATTGGCATTTGACTTATTTTTGAAAGCAAATATAACACTTTTTAACGAAATCATTTTTGATTAATTGGTAGTTTTGCGAGATGGCAAATAAGTTACGATACATAGAAATGCTAATATTACAATGCCTTTCTGATAAAAAAGAAAAATCGTTCAAAGATATTAGCGAATACATATACGGTGCGGACGGAGTATTTGCAGTAAAGTCAACAGAGGTGTATGTACATAGATTAGCTAAAAATGGACACCAAATACAAATTGATAGCAAGAAAAATACGGCTATTCTTAAATAAAAAAGCCCCACCGTTTATAGTGAGGCTTCTCCGTTTATTCAGTAAGACTATGCTTCCGTATCAGCTAAAGCAAGTTTCTTGTTTTCCAAGTCTTTCTTTAATTGATTGAATACACCGCTATTGTCGCTCTCTCGCATCCAATTTACAAAGTGGTCTAATGGGTCTAGTCCGCTTGGCACTTGAGTGATGATACCGTTGTTGGCTTTTCTCTTACCTTTGTCCAAGTCAGTCCACTTAATGTAAGGGAGGTCTTGCACAATAATGCCGTGAGCAATAGCGTCTGCCAATATCGCTCTGATTTCCGTTGCCGCACTTGTCAAGTCGCTAATCAACTTAGTCGGGTTTTTCTTAGCTTTCTCAATCAAGAACTTGTTGATGTCCTTTCTGCCTTTGTTTAGCATACTTCCGTAACCATAAGCCTTAGCCAAAGCGATAGCCGCTTCGTCATTAACGTAGTTCTTAGAAGTAGCATCGCCAATCATTGTCACCGCTTTAGAAATAGCTAATTCGTAATCCAAGAAATCACTTGCTTCCACATCGGGTAGTATCTGCGTAAATTGGAACGGTTTGCTAGGCTTAGATAATCCGTTAGCGTATTTAGGGTTGTTCTTGTTAATTGGTGAGTTCAATAAAAAGAAGAATAAATCCGCTTGCCCCTCTTCCACCGCCAATACCCCTCTCTCGAAGATAATCGGCTCAATAGCGTTTTGGTTATGACCCGAATTGTCGGGAATGAAATTCCTAACATACGTTAGGTTATCCGTTAATCCCGTTTGTCTATTGCTGTACAAGTAGGTCGCCTCAATGTGGAATTCGGGCGCAACGAACATTCGCTCACGCATCTGATTAGAATTGACTTCCATCTGATACACCTTGCGCCAATAGCTTTCGACTAATCGGAAGGTTGTGGGTTTTTGTAAATTTTTAAGTTCTAAACCAAGTAGTTTACATTGGTCTTTTAGCCATTCAGGGGCTACGGGTGTTCTGTTTAAGAGTAACATATTTTTATAATTTAAGTTGATGCAAATTTAACAAATTTTATGAAATAAAAAAACGAGGGTAAATGAGCGTCCCCATTAATTGCCTCGTTGGTCTGCCATAACTTATGCACTTGGGCTATTCGTTTACGCATGAAAATGACCTCTGCTAGTGTGCTGTTCTTACGGGAAGCAATCGAGGTACTGTTGGCGCAAACATAATAACATTTAATATAAAAACAAATGGCTACCGAAGTAGCCATCTATTTTTTTTAAAACTTACAACTTACTATGTAGTAAATTGGTAGAAAGCGTTAAGTCCAAACTGCTCGCCACCCATGTGGGTTCTGTTATGCAATTGAACACTATCGATGTCGTTAGTTTTGAAACCGAAGTTACCTGCTGAACCTGTGTACCATGCTTCCATCTTACGAGAGTAGCCACCAAGCTCTTTGTAACGAACTCCTAAGCGTGGTACTTGTCCACCTTTAGGTTGTGTAGGTTTGTCAAGAGGTACGAAAATCATACGAGATGCTTCGGTAAAGCCTGTTGCACCGTACAATTGAGGGTTGCTAAGTTGCGCCAATTTCAACAAGTGGAAAGTTCTGTCAGTCTTAGTGATTGAACGGAAACCAATGTCAACGCTGCTATCAATCTTAGAAGCCATGTCACCGTACATCATTTGACCTAATGTTTTACCGTTTCCGCCTGCGAAGATGATTGGGTTTTGTGTGAACACATTGCTCAAAGCATTTTCAACATCTTGGAACGCTTGGTATCCTAATAGACCTGTGTACTCGTTAGGTGCTTGTTGCTTGTCTAAGTAGCGGTTCATTTGGTCGAACAATGCAACAGAGAACAAACCTTGAGTGTAAGTACCGTTACCACCTTGTGTAGTTACAGCGTCTACCAAACCTTCTGATGTAGTTCCCAAGATGCCCGTGTTGTCCGCTTTAGTACCGTACAAAAGCATACCGTCAATAGCAAGTGCCATACGGTAATCTAAGTCAATAGACTTGGCTTTGTCGAACCATGCGTTGATAGTCGTGCCATCAATTGAGTTTACCCAAAGTTGGTTGGTCAATTCAGTACCTGTGGTAGAAATGGTTTCTTTGATGATTTGCATATTAAAGTCATAACGGAATACGTCTGACACACGACCATCAGGTTGACCTGTACCTTCTGCAAACGAGTTGCTTGGGATGATGATTTGCTCATCGGCTGCTACTGAAATTGCTTGTGATTGCTTTAAAGGACGAACTGTTAATACACCTGAACCGTTGTCTGCAATTACTTGCGCTTTAACACCGTTAGCGAACATCAAGATGTCGTTCAAACGAGGGTAGTAGTTACCCAATGTGTCGATGTAAGCAGCAGAAACAGTAAGGTTTACTGATGCACCTGCCGCACCTGAACCGCCTGTGGTTGTAAATGAACTAGCTATCCAATTCTCCTCGAAGTGGTAGAAGTTTTCTTGAGCAACAGGTGTTACGTTACCTAATGATTGCAAAAATTGAAAGGCTGTGAAACCTTGTTTGCCGTACTTGCGGAACAAAAAGTTCGAGTATTCGGGCTTGTGTAAGTTGAATGTGGACACCAATGTATTGTTAATTGGTGCTGTTACTGCTCCTGCCATTTTTATTTGGTTTTAGGGGGTTATGAATTATTGTTTACTATCTAAGATTTGCCACAAATTCAACAAATTGTTCGTCTGCTGTTTTGGCTTTAGCGAAATCTCCTACGGGGGCGGTGTTCTTGCCACCACTAGGGTTATTCACTTTAGCTTCCCATTCAGCGTTTGCCTCGCTCAATCCTTTTTTGTATGAGTTAGAAATCAAGTTACTCATCTTGTTGTAGACGTAAGTCATTTCAACAATCTTTTGTACTTGTTCCATTCCATTAGCATCAGGAGAAAAACTTGGAGCAACCTGCGAAGCAATTTCGGACAACAATGCCTTGTCTGCTTGTGGGATGTCAAATTTAACTTTCTTGCCTTTGTCAACTTCAAACTCAAAAGAATTAATCTTGGCGACTACTTCATTTGTTTTAGTTTTCCATTCCAAGTTGCGCTTCTCGGTGTCGATGGCTTTTAACTCATTTGTTTTGTTGGGAACGTCCTTCAAAGTGTTAATTTGCAATTCTCGAATTGCGGTCTTTGCTTTCTCGCTGTCCAACTTCATTTGAATTTGACCTAGACGCTGCTCATCATCAGAAGCGTATTCGCTTAACTTGTATTTACTAGAAATAAGCAAGTCAATCTCTTCGCTACCTAACGATGGGTACTCTTGCTTCATTTGAAACGCAATAGCTTGTTTGCTATCCATTGTCGCTACGTCTGTGGTAAGAACATCAAATGCGTTCTTAAATGCTTCCGTTTGTGACTTTGGGTCGCCATATTGCGATACTAATTGGTCAATGTACTCTGCGAACTTAGTTTGGTACTTCGGTGCTTCCGAACTTGCTTTTAATTCGTCATAACCTAAAAGTCTTTCCTTAATAGTATCGGGGTTGTCAATACCAAATAACTCATTTAGTATCTTACCTCTATCCATTTCGGACGCTTGGTTTGACGTATTATTAGCGGTTGGTTGTACCGTTTGTGGTTCGTCATTATTAATTGAAAGAACGGTGTCAATAGGTTCAACTACTTGCTGAACTTGTGTTGTTTCAACGGGCGGTGTAACGGGGTCAACTTGTTGTTGAACATCGGGTACAGCACCCATATCTTCTAGCATTGTATCTAACATATAATTTAAGTTTGATGCAAATATAACACTTTTTAACAAATTTAATAACTACCTTTGCTATACATTAAAATATAAAGCTATGGCTCGCCTAGTCCTCACAAAAGAAATTCAAGAGTACATTAGAGTAAGATACGAAAGCACACAGAACATAACCCACATTGCGGATGAGGTTATGAAAAAATTTAACCTACAAACAAAAGCAGAAACCTTTAGGCGTAGAGTAGGGACGTTCCTCGCAAAGTCAAATATTAAGAAGCAGACATCTGAAATCAAGCGATTATTTTTTGATATTGAAACGTCTTACTATTTAGTGCCTACCTTTCAATTTTGGAAAGTTAATATCAACCCTGACAACATATTAAGAGAGAAGAAAATTATCTGCATTGCCTACAAGTGGCAGTACGAAGATAAAGTCCACGTTCTAAAGTGGGACGAAAATCAAGACGACACCAAGTTAATCAAAGATTTTATTCAAGTAATTAAGGACGCTGACGAGATTGTAGCCCACAATTGCGTGGAGGTCAATACGCCCGTGCTAACATCGGATTTTAGATGGGTTAAAGCAGGTGATTTAAAAGAAGGAGATACTCTTGGTGGCTTTGAAGAAAAAACACCGCCAAATACAACTTGCAGAAATAAGGACGGTAAGTGGAATGGTAATGGATACAGAAAGTTAAAAGAAGCAAAGGTTACTGACTTCTCTAAAAAAATGGCTGAATGTATAAAAGTTACTTTTGATAATGGTGACGAAGTTACTACAACAAAAGACCACTTTTGGCTTAGTTTAGGAATAAAGGATAGAAACCAAAGATGGAGAAGTTCTCAAGAATTAGTAGTAGGCAATAGAGTTATGAAGTATTTTAACCCGTGGGAAAGAGATAACACATATAATGGCGGTTGGATTAGTGGATTTATAAGCGGAGAAGGAACTTTAAAGATGGGAGGTGAAGCAGGTTTATCTATTGATTTTTGCCAAAGAGCAGGTGTGACTTGGGATAAAGCATTAAGAATTTGCGATGAACTAGGTTTAGAATTATGCAAAAAAAGAAAACCAAAAACGGGTGGATTAGGTAAAGGCGATACACTATACACGGGTATCAATGGAGGTAAGTTCAAAACAATGGAGGTTATTGGGAAATATGAGATTGACAGATTTATCCATAAAATAGATTGGAATAATTTAGGCTTTCTAAAAGGTAAGAATTTAGAAGTAGCTACCGTTGTAAAAATAGAAGAAGTTGGGATGAAAGAAGTTGCTGTATTCTCTACAAGTAGCAAAACATTTTTTGGGGCAGGATACCCAATGCACAACTGCGACAAATTCGACATCAAAGAATTGCGCACACGAGCTATTTTAACGGGCAATTTAATGTTTCCCATTTACCGCACCCTCGATACACTAAAAAAATCAAGACAATACTTTAGATTTCCTAGCAACAAGTTAGATTACTTGGGAAAAGTTTTGAATGTAGGGCGCAAACTTGACCATGAGGGCATGAAGTTGTGGATTGACATTTGCGAACATAAAAATAAAGCCTCATTAAAGAAAATGATTGACTACTGCGTTCAAGATGTTGCTGTTCTTGAGGACGTTTACTTCGCTATATCTCCATATATTTACCACAACACAAATATGGCAGTCCTTAAAGGTGGTGAAAAATGGCATTGCCCCGAATGTGCAAGTAAAAATGTTCAACTATCCCACACGGACGCAACGGCTATGGGGTATATTAAACGCCACATGAAATGTAATTCGTGCCGTAAGTTCTACAAAATATCAAATCGTACCTATCTAAAGATGTTAGAGTTTACCCTATTAAAATCCAAAGATGCCAACACCTAAAAGACTTCCAAAAGTTATTGTACGCAAATTAGGCAAACATAAAGCCGATGGTCTTTACTTTCAAGATGGTGAGGAAATACATATTGATAAGCGTTTGAAAGGTGTTCGTAAACTTGACGTTTATATACATGAATACTTGCATCACTACTTTCCCGATATGGATGAAGATACAGTAGCCAACTGTGCTACTGACTTAGCGGGTTTTCTTTGGCTTGTAGGTGTTAGGTTTGTAGATAACGGAGAATAATTATTTCGGTGGCAAACTCGCCTCAAATGCTTTCTCTCCTTTTTTGGTTTCCGACCTTATTATTGTTTGTTCGTTTCTGTACGGTTGTGTTTCTTTAAACACCCTTATTTGCGCTTCGGCTTCCGCTTGTATTACAGCTAGTTTTGTTTCACGCTCATATTGTAACATTTGCATTTGCCCTTCTGTTGACGCTTGGGTTTGCTGTACAATGCCGTCACTCTGTGTCTTAATCTTCATTTGCTCATTCGCCATGAACTCATCTCTGCGCTTCTTTAACAAGTAAGAATACTTGCGCATAATTACTTTAAGATTTACACCACTATATATCTCCGTAATCAATGGAATAGCATCGTCCACGAACAGACCGCCCGTAGTAGGGTTGTTAGGATTGATAACGGAACTCATTATCATTTCCTCCATTTTTCTTCTTTGCTGTTCGGTAGGCAATGGCTCTAATGCAATACCAAATGTCATAGGGCTTACTTCTTCACCGACCTCTATTATCTTGCCTAATGCTTTGTCATATACGCCAATAGTTTTATCCTTAAGCATTATTTGTAGCTTCAATGATATATCCGTAGCTAATCTCTCGTGGATATTTGTAACTGCGTCTAAGATGCTCCCCAACGAGTTCTCCGAAGAAGATACCGCTTGTTTCGCCACACCACTTAACATATTCGGGTCAGGGTTGCTTGCCGCCATCACCTCGTTGATACCGCTTACCTCGTATATCATTCGCATATTGTAGTCCAAGTCTGCTATGATTTCGGTAAATTGTCGCCCTAGTCCACCGTCTAATTCCTCGATAGGTTTACCTGTTATCCGCCCGCTCTCGTCCATCGTAGAAGTACCACGATATAATACGATACCCGTTTCGGTAGCCATTTGGAACAACTCTTCTGTGGATTTTATTTTTCCGTCCACCATAACATTATCCCACGCTTCCAAGTTAATCATCAATCCTTTTG